AGTAATTAGATGGGATTTACCCCCTGATTTTAATAAAACTAAACACCAAGAAATAACCCCCACTCATACTAAGGTCTTTACGCCTACAGATGAAGATCTAGACGAGGTATTATTTGACAACGAAACATAGGAGAAACACATGACTCAAACACAGGATATAGCGGTAGGAAAAACAGGAGCCCAAAAGTTTAGTGGTTTAGGTTTTTCAGGACAAAAGATGGTGCATCCACCGGGACAACTACTAGGATTACTAGTAGGAATGCCGGGGACAGGTAAATCATCTTTCTTACAATCAAACCCCGATGCATTCATCATTAACACCGATGGAACATCTACAACAAACCCTAACCCACAAGCCTGTATATGGCCCGGAGTTACAGCATTTGGTGAACCAATGGATGTGGGTGGTGCTTCAATGGTTCTTACATGGGATGAGGTTCTCAAAAAGAAAGAACAACTAATTAAAATGGTAGGTTCTAATACACAGAGACCACAAACTATTGTACTTGATAGTCTTGGACCTTCAATTCAACTCATGAAAGACTATGTTACCAAGAAAGCAGGACGAGAGAACTGGAAAGATCTCGATGGTCGAAGAGCATGGGATGATGTCTATGATGGACTACTCCGATTTTCATTAGACCTCCGCAGACACGGCTATGGATTCTTCTATGTATGCCATCTCGTAAATGCAAAGATTCCACTAGGTGATGACCGATATACTATCAGACCCGAACTCACAATAACCGATTCGTTCTATAAAAGACTGTTCCCGATGTTCGAACTCGTTGCAGCATTTGAATCCGATTGGGTATCCGAATCAAAACAAATACAAATGAAAGGCATCGGAGGAAAACCCGGACCAAAGAAAACCGAAACCGTAAAAACACAAAAATATTATATGACAATTAACGATGAGGCCCTTGCGGGAATCACTAAATGTCGTGTACAATTACCCGACCGTATTGAACTTCCACAGGAGTCTGCGTGGACTTCATTCGAAGAACAATACTTAACCGCTCAAAAGAAGGATTAGCATCTATGAGTATCAGTAACGAAACGAAGGCAGTCTTCGCACAAATTCAAAACGATTTCGAAGCCGCAAGCGCAGATCAAGGAATGGGATCATTAGGAGAATGGCCACCTAAAGGTGAACATGCTTGTTACGTTCTCGGAGTCAACGTACAAAATGGAACCTTCCGACAAACAGACGACAAGCAAGAATTTCCAGCGGTAACCGTACAATTCCATTATCAACTCTGTGAAGACCCAGACCGCACAGAACCATTGATCTGGAATGGTGCACCAATGACAATTCCTAACGATGCTTCGGTACTAACACACGAAGGTTCTCAAATCCGTGCCAAAATCGAACTAGGTAGATTAAAAGGACACCTCAAAACCATACTTGGTTATGAGCCAACAGACCTAGGTTCAGCATTTGAAGAAGTAGAAACCAAACTAAATGGTGACTCTACTATTGCATGTATGATTCGATGTAACTATACTGAACGAGGCACAACCACTTACAAAAGTGAGTACCTCCAAACACTACTTGGTGGTTAATAAATAGAACCCCCACTCTTAGGGCTCCCCGATTCTTCCCGATGACGGGAGCCCCATTTAGTAGGTACCTTCTGTAAGGTCATGTGCCTTTAGGCTGGGCTGAACTAATATAGACATTGTGCAGCCTACTCCATCACTCCTTTGTTGCTCTTAGTTCATTCAATAGGTGTGACTCGACTAGTTATCGTCACCTATTGCAGAGGGTATCTACTAATTGAGGGGCATTTAATAGATACCTTATACGGCACCTATTAAGACGGTAGGTTAGGCGTTGCTTCCTAACTGAGAATCTTATTAACCCACAAAGGGGTGCCACAATCTAAGGGGAGTAGTAATTTGAGCTGGAACTAGTGAAGCCTAATAAAACAGCCAGCATAGGCACGTTGCTACTCCCCACCAATCCACGCTTTAATAGCGGATCAAGAGCCTAGCGAGGTTGAATCTCCAATGAGGGGAAGGCTCTCCGCACCAATCTAATACCTGTGTCCCGTACCTAGGGACTGCAAAATGAACGCTCTGATGAATGACACCCCGCTGGATACAAGGGTGATTGGTAATCCAGGTTTAATTACCGGGAGGGTCAATGCCTAATAACAATTCACTTCTTGTTCATCGCAGGTATAATATAATAGGGGTGGGCAGCTGGAGCATGCAGTTAAATAACTATAAACAGCTACCCCACCCCATAATTTATGTGTAACCACGGCTAGACGGGTTCACGGAGATAATCTTGGCATCTCCGGCACATATAGCCCTCACTAGTAGAGATATTAGTGGGGGTTTTTGAGATAGTAGTATTAAACAATTCGTGTAGAATGGAGGAATCATGTCAAGATATAGAGCCACTAAAGCAATGATCGAATCTCTTAAAGGATTAGATACATCTATCGCGGCACAGAGAGCCCGTGTCCATGCCGCTATGACATTTGAACCTAAATTACTCTACACGGCAGGGACAAACTTAAAGGGAATACACGGTAAAGGAGGGGCTTTATTTGCGAGGGAATCTTTTGGATTACCCTTAGGTAAATTTGAGGGTATCCACGGTAGAACCATAGCGGTACCCACAAGAACAGGACCTCCCATAACTACTTTACCAGCAGAAGAAATTAGACAATGGCTCTTAAAATATAGAAATACTATGCAATCAAACCCTGACAAGATTGCGTTGTTACCTCCTATTGGAATGGGTAATGCAGGTATAAAATCCGATGTAATGTTAGGAATGATGGACGATGCGGGGCTAATGCAAATGGGAAAACAAATAGTACCCACAGCCGAGATGGTAGGCAAAGGATTCCCGGAAACCGCAGCACGTTTACGTCTAATTGAAGGAATGAAAAAAGCACAAGGAGGCACTATGCCTAAAGTTACTACATCGTTTGTGGGGCCTATGAGCTTCCCTATCATGGGAGCAAGAACCGTCAAATCAAGAACTACCTTTAATGCCATTACAGCAGGTGAACGAACCATGACAACACGCAAACTTGGACAAGGATGGGAGGATCTTAAAGTAGGAGATGTATTTCCTATTACAGGTAAGGAGGGTCAAACCCAACTAATAAAAATTACACACGAACCTGTAATACATACTGTTACAGGTAAAGAATCACAGGCGTTTCTAAATAGATGGTCTCAACTTGAAGGTCATGGACCAGAACAATTCAATAGGATTTTTAAACCAGGACAAAAAATAACAATGGTTAAATATAAATTTGGAGGTAAATCAGTAATACATTCTGGGGGTGCAGATGGAGCAGATACTGTGTTCCAAAATGCTGCGTTAAAAAAAGGACATGAGGTACAAGCCCACTCTTTTGCAGGACATGCAAGAGGAAACAGTGCAAGAGTAGAACATTCTCTTGCAGAATTAAAAGAAGCAGATGTCTACCTTCACAAGGCCAATCAAACTCTTAAAAGAAGATTCCCGGCTAGTAATGAATATGTAAATAATCTTCTAAGAAGAAACCTATATCAAGTTAAAGATTCAGATCAAGTGATTGCAGCAGCACCTATTAAATATGGTCAGGTACAAGGAGGTACTGCATGGGCTACTCAAATGGGAATTGATATGGGTAAACCAGTATTCGTCTTTGATTTAAAAACAAACCAATGGATGAAGTGGGTAGGTAATGCTTATGTTCCATCCTCAGCACCTTCTTTATCCGCAAGTTTCGCAGGTATAGGCTCTCGTAAAATAACAAAGGTGGGGGAAAAAGCTATAGAAGATCTATTCACTTAACATAAGGAGAACAACAATGCATAGACCATGTGATAAATGTACGGAAATGTGTGATCTTAGTACAGGATTAACTAGGTTTGACGATTATGTTTACTGTAGTAAGTGTTGTAAAGAATTAGAAATCTGTACAGAATGCAGCGATACATTAGGAGACGGTTCGTGTTCAGAGTGTCTAGAAATACAACGAACTAAAGGTAGGTACGAAAAACCCCAGGGGAAGGAAGAAAATAAAATGAAACATAAAATCGTAACTGTATGTGACGGTGAAACGTGGGGAGATCTACACCACGCCACCGTTATTGTATTCCCAGCAGAACAACTACCCATGCTTGATTGGGCTGATAAACTCCCACGAGGTGAGTATGAAGGCGAAGAACTTTGGGACTATAAAGAGTATGACCTTGACGAGTATATCCATATGCAAGTCATGGAGAGTTTAATCCAGCACGGAATAAAGAACGAAGAAACAAGAAAGCATATTGAAATTCACGGGAGCCCCTTCGATGAGACAAAGTAAATTTCATAGGGACATAGATCCCCTTTATGATCTATGGAAGATATCTAAAAGAAACCCTAACTATTGGGTACTAAAACATATAAATGAATCAGAACATGAAGTACTGCATTTGGTATACACTAAAACAGATGTCGAAGAAAATTCAGGAAGAAATTCACCCCGTAAATTCACCGACAAAGAATGGGATAATATCGTGGGGGAATTTAATAGTGTGGAGTTTGATCATGTCTGGGAGATAATAGAAGACTGTGCATCAGAAGTAAAACGCAAAGGAGAATCAAATGACAAAGACACTTAAAAAGTGGGGGATTAGAGTTCGAGGTAAGTGGTGGGTACAATCAGCAGATCAAGATGCTACCTACTATATGAAACGTGAAGCCCAAAAAGATGCCGACGATTTCAACAACCTCCGATTAGATAAAGAAAAAGTCTACACGGTAGAAGAATATAAGTAGTTATTACTGTATACTTTAAGTACATGAACAACCCTGAGCGAGATAGAATGCCTATGAGAATTGCTCTCTTAGGAATCATTCTAGCCTTGTTCTTGGTAAGATTCTTCCAATGAAATACACAGAGGTCCCTGTATTCCCCCTTATTACTAGTGGGAAGGTTGATTCTCCTACAGATCCAAAGGCGAGATGGAAACTAATCGTCTCTGTGCCGACCCGCACATTAGCCACCCCCACTTCTCAACAGAGTCATGCGAGACTCTTTGGAGTGGGGGATTGGTTAGTGGTTGTATGGGCTAAAAAGGAAGGCATCTCTAGGAAGGCCGAGATTACCCTGTACGAGGCTTCTAAGGGAGACATACCTCCGAGGGTAGATGTCTTTGGAAACGTTCGTATACGAACCCTCAGTAAGCAAGATTGGGTCTCTCTAATAGAAGTTCAATTACCTGCCGGACAAACTAGAAATTGTAGATACTCTGGGGCTATTGTGGAGGGTGCAGCATCTATCCAAATATGGACAAAAGTGCAATAGCCACAGGTGCTGGTCTACAAATCACAATATATCTAGGCCAAAACAACATTTTATTTTTGAGCTCCAAGTAGCGGAAGCATTAAGGATAAGAGGAGCAAGGGGAAAGTTAACTTCCTCACAGAACCCACTCTAAATTGTTTAGCTTCAGGAGATTTTTTTACTATTTCCCTATAAAAATCTGCATATCTATTTTTACCTCCCGGTCCACTGCTTAAATTAGTAAGTAAATCATCAAGATGTTCTGCTTGTTTTATACCATACCCCTTTAAATATTTAGGAGGTATAGCTTTTCCAGCTTGAATTTCACCGAGTATAGCTCTTTCAGGGATAAGAGTTCTAGCTATTTCAGGAGATGTTATATATCCTTTCTTAATTAATGTAGGAAGATCTGCTTCAACTAAAAAAGGAGCCTTTTTATAACCAGGTAATCTAGATGCATCAGGACGACCTATATTAAAAAAAGCACCTCTTGCAGAATTAGGTTCATCCTTCATAAACCTAGCCACCTGTATTAAATTCATATCTTGATGCCCAGGCCCTCCCATTTTTAATCCTTCCTTCATTACGCCTTTTAAATTACCAGTGTAATGATACCCTTTAGTACCGGGTAACATACCAGCACGATCTACATTAGGATTCGAGATGGACTTAGCTACAGACATTATATATTTTTCTCGTTCATGCTCTCTTAAAGCCCAATCAGCAGCCAATCTCATCATTCCTAAATTACGCTTCTTACCCTTCCAAATAGGATCTATTATATTTCCTAATGCAGGATTTACCTTTCTTCCTTTCATCCGTAGAATATCTCTATTTCTAAGTTGTTCTAAATACTCCCTTCCTAATGTAGATTTGGCTGCTTCTCTAAATGTTTTACCTCTAAGAGAAGTAAACGGGCGGGAAGGATTTTTAATTTTAAATGCTTCAGCAACTTTATAATTAATACGCCCTACTCCAGGCATTCTTCTTTGATAGGGAAGTCCTGTTTTAGGATCTACTAATTGATTCCAAGTTCCCATTTGAGCAGGAATCTCTATGCCACCGCCCCTACCTCTTGCCCCAAGTGCAAAATCAGATCCTTTAAATAATCCAACATCCCTTTGAGTTGCAGGAGAAGGTAAAGGAAAACCTTTCTGTAATAATCTAGACCTGTTTGAAGAGGCTTCTCTTGCCATAGTAGACCATTGTTCAGGAAACCACCCACTAGAATATTTATAAAGATCTTCAAGGATCTTTTCTACTATTTTTTCATGAGGAGTTATTTTAGCCATCGAACAATTCTACGTGAGCATCCCAATCTGAAGTAGAGGGTCTACGAGGTTCCGACAAGGAAGCCTCACCTCTAACAATAGCAGCACCCCACCCCGAAGAATCCTTACGATTCATATAGTCAGGATTGAGGGGTCCCATCGTACCCGCATTAGCGTAGTACCACGGCAGCTTTATTTTAAGGGTTCTCTTGCATTGTTCAACCCCCACTGTAGGTCTATGGGTATGACCCCTTATAAATAATCTATGGGCGTGACCGCCCGCCATCTGTGCCATTTGTATGGTTTCTAATTCATCGCTATTAATTCCCGAATCAAAGCCATGATAAAAATGAACCTGCCCTAATTTATACATACCCTTTTTAGATTTTGTATAGGGTATCTGCTTCCACTTCGTAAAAAGTTCACCAAATTCATAATGCTTATTCCACGACAACAAGGAACGCAAACCCCGAGGAGAACGCCTCGGATCTTTGGCTAAAATATTATCGTCATGATTCCCATGAATCCAAATTAACTCAACTTCCGGGGGCAATACAGCCATAATATCTGAGAGGTACCGATGACCCCGCTCGTACTCGTCCTCGAGAGCATGCTCGAACTCGTGAGGGTGAACCGAGACCGAACTCGCATCGAAGAGGTCACCAAGCATTATAAAATGAGTGGGGGAAGAGTCCGAGAGAGATGCAAGCATCCACTCCTTAGCCTCAAGATTTTCAAATGGTGTGTGTATACATGATATCGCTGCGAAAGTTGCTTTTATTGGTTCCATGTTTGAAACGGATTAAAACCCTGCTCCTCTATTGGTAGTTCCTGTTGTTCCTGTTTTTTCAAGTGTTTCTTAATCTCTTCGATAGTAGCAGGATCTAATTTAACAGGTGAAACCCTAGAGGCTCCTGCTTTAGTTCGTTGACCAGAAGTTTGACCCGCCAATACTTGCTCTTCGGTTTCTATACCTAGTCGTTTGTGTTCTTCAGCAAGAGTGCTTTGATATAGATGTTTGTATTCGGAAGGAATAGTATTGGCTATACGTTCTAACCGTGCAGTCTCAAGGTTACGCATCCTGCTACGCCATTGGGACTTAGAAATTTTCAGTGGAACATTAAACTTCTTCTTGAAGTCTGTCTCTATGCTTCGTGCTTTAGATATATTATTAGCAATCAAAGCATTCATATAATCACTTTCCATCTGTATAATTATCTCTCTTTGCTTTGCTAAGTAACCATCTACCTCTCCCGCTTTAGGGTGGTTCTCTAAATCAATACCTAAACCCCTCATGACAATAGCAAAAGGTTTCTCGTAATTGACTAGTCTACCGTCTCCCGTAAACACAGGATGATGACCGTCAGGAGTAGTAGTGCTCCAATCAACATGAGTCTTTTGCATCTTACTAGCAAGGTCTGGTAAGAAAGGCGAATCTCCTAATTGAGGTAGCATACCCATTGCCCTTGTAAATGCTATCCCCCCCGGTACAAGACCAGGAATAGAAGACTTAGCAAATTCCATATCTCCCATGCCAACCTTTACCATATCTAAAGGAATCGCCACTACAGGTGGTACCCATCCACCCCCCATTACCTCAAAGATAGGATTAACCCCCACTCCCCTAGAAACATCCTTGTGTCCCATCTCTTTAAATACTTCGTATGCAAGTGATCCTGTGCCCATTACCCTCAAGAGGTCTGCTGTGTAGTGACCACCCCAAATTCTTTTTCCTCCTAAAAAGGGTACTCCCTCTTTGAAGTATCTATCAGGAGAAATTTGTTTACCTGTCCTAGCATAAGAAGTAAAAGATCTAGCCAAGAAACTTAGAAACTGACGACCTAAAGCATTACCTACAAGACCACCGACGGGACCCTTACCTAAGAATGCAGAAGGCATGTTCATAGGTGTGCCACCAAACTGTGCTTCCTGTACAAATCTACGGGTGTCTGTTAACCAATTAAAGAAGTTCATCTCGTCTTTGTCCCACACACCACGAGGACGCTTCATTATATTAACACCTGCTTTTCTATAAATTCTATCTACAGTATGAGCAGACACGAGACGGTTCATAAGTTCAGCTTTCTCGAAGAGCTTCATGGGAAGGGTCATAGATAAGAAGTGACCCATCCCCTCCTTCTCTAAAGATTGAACACCTGCATAGGTAGCACCGTCAATGTTTGCAAATACATTTGGTTGTACCCCGAGAAGATCACCAAAATCATCAACGTGTTTGAAGTGTTTCTTCATTAACTCAGCACGTTTAGCATCAGAAATTCTCAAGCCTAATGGATATCTTTCTTTTGCATACGACATTATTTCTTTGAATGCTGATTTGTAAGCGGGGAGTACATTATTAAGACCACCCCACATGGCAGCATGCAATAAAGGTTGCATCATGTTGAGCATAACACTCATCATATTTGCACCAAGGAAACCCACATAAAGACCCTTAGCCATTGAACCACTAAGACTCTCGTAAGTAGACATGTTCCTAAGATTACTAATAAACTCTTTACCGTGAGAACCCCAACCCTCAATTGTTTTTCCTATTCTTCCGTTAGCAAAAGCATTAACCGTCTCATGAGTTCTAATTTGTAGGCCCCTCATTACACCATGTTCAGGAATTCTACGACTAGAAATATGTGGAAGAATGGTTTCCTTAAATAAATCGGCACTGTATCTATTATTCATCGCGGCATATTGGTGGGTCATTACATCTCCCAATGTAACACCTCCCGATGGTCCTGGTGCTTTACCTCTAACTATGTCCTCAAGAGTAGTAGACATATCCACACGTTGAAATTCTTTTACAGTAGCTTGAGGTGCACTTGATGATTTTGTTAGAATGTTACTATCTCTCATACTAGTATTCATATTAAAGATATCGTCCATAGTAGAACCGCCACCCGCAGGTAATCCACCCTTACGGATACGATGATCCGCTGCAACAATCTCCATCCAAATCTTAGGGTCAGCAACCATCCCATTACCTGCTGGATTTCTAACAGCCTCAACATCATCGTATATTTTGTGAGGAATATTACGGCTATAAATTTCAGAGGTATCCTTCATATACCTACCGTGACTTGTTACACCATCAAGCGTATACGAATAAGTAGCGACCCCACTATCGGAGTTCCTTACAATCTTTTTCTTAGCACTACGAAGACCCGACCTTAAAAGATTAGCGGTTTCACCAGAACCACCATGTAGATTGTTCATTTCCATTAACCACTCGTAATCTTCAGGGTGATAATTTCTAGATGCAGATGCTCTAGGTGCAAGTCTATTTAAACTCGAAAGGTTCTCAGCACCCGCTATACCTTGAGACCTCATCACACCCATGTCTCTACCACCATAATGTATACCTGTATACGGGCTTATCATTGCGGTATCTTTAAAGGTATTACGAGGAGCATAAGTACCGTTCTTGTAATAAGAATTAACTGTTCCCCTAATCATCTCCTTGAACAATTCTTTCTTCCTACCTACTGACAAACCAACAGTTGAAGAAGCAAACTCGTCCATGGGAAGAAGAGTTCTAAGGAAGTCCATACCTTCAGCAGATTCCCATAATTGAGCGGCTTTACCCTTACTAGGATCTACCGCTGAAATAATTGTTTCGAGTTTGTCATCATCAAATATAAATTGTCTTTCACCTTTTGCATTCCGGAAGCCACCAGAACTGTAAGCAAGATCATCCCCAAAAAGCATAACCGCCCTATGATTATATGATGCCCTATAAGCATCACGGATAGGTTCTATATGAAACAACTCTCGTACCTTATCTGCAACACCCGGTTCCATAAGACGAGCCTCTTCTCTGATAGCCCACTCTAACTCTGCTGTTCCTTCCGTTGCTCTACCACTCCAAGGCTGTACTTTCTTATCAGCAAAAGCAATCTTATTTTGTACTTCAAGAACCTCCCAAGTATCCCGTTCTACTTTTGCATGAGCCTCTTTCCCACCCCATTTTATATCTTTATATTCTTTACCCCCTAATATCTTTTTCCCACCCCTATCAAATGCAAGACCTTTTCTAATAGTATTCAAAGTGTTTACCTGAGATTGGCTAGTAAGAAGTACTTTTATTTCGGGAGTGAAACGAGGAATAAGATGTTCAACAGTTCCGTATCCCTTCTTTAAATCCAAATCTAAAAACTTTTTAATCGTTCTAGCAAACGCCTCATGTTCTCCCGTGTAATTAGGATTAAAAATCTTACTTGTAAGTTTGTCTGGTCTTTCAACCCCCACTTTCTTACCCACCGCTTGTAACCACTGATCCATATTCTTCGGGGCTTCCTTCAAACCAAGAGAGGTTAGAGAGTGGGGGTTAGCCTTGTAGTATTTAGCAAGAGAAGCAGAGATAATCTTCTCGTCTACGAGGTAAGCGTGACCACGACGGAGTACGTCTGCTTCCATAAGAACAGGTAAAAGAGTACCGTCTAGTGCTTGGTTCGCAGATAAAGCATGCAAGTCCTGTAGAAGACCACCCTTACGTTCATAACCCAAACCAGCAGCAACATTTCGACCCGCTCCGAAGATAACACCAGAACGCCTCATGGCTTCCACAGCAGGAGGGGAAACCGCAGCACCCAACCAAATCCAAGGGTTCGTGGCGATACCTAACATGGTACGAAGGATACGATTGTCTCCACCATATTTGTCTTTAATTTTTTCTGTTAGGGAAGCCTGTTGTTCTGGGCTAAGATAATTTCGCCTACTCGGTAAAATCAAATCCCGTATAGAACCGAAGGTCATCTCGTTGCTAAGTATTTGCTGTAAAGCAACACTTAGCATATCGAAGGATCTAATCGGTGAGAATGGGGTGGATTGGTATTCCATCTACTTGATTATACGAGAAACCGGACAGAGCGGAGGGCGTTTACATGCATGCCGTCTGCCCGGTTCGTATCCTTGACTCAGAAAGGATTAGCGTATTTTTTGTCGGATACGAAGTTGTATCACCATCTCGGACGCAGTACTAGTACCTGTAATCTCCATACCTACCCAACTTCCCGAAGGAATTAGGTTAGCAGTTTCAGTAATTGTAAACTCCACAGGTGTACCTGCGGTTCCTGAAATTGCCAAAGCAGATGTAAGATCTGTACCAGATGCGATTGCACCCGATGCTGCCGTCGTTAATTTGAGAGTAGCATCGGCATCATTAACACCGAAGATACACCAAGCAGCATCAATAACCGTATCCTTCTCTGCGTAGAAAAGGAACTGGTCGTCCACAACAACGCCACCTGTTGAACCACAAGGCACAACAATAGTCGATAATAGGTCGGGGGATTCTTGAATTGGGAGGACTGATTCACCAGCCATAGTTAAACTCCTAAACTTTGCATTAGCTCATCTTGAGCCGATTTGGGTTTCTCGAACTGCCCTTGAGCCATACCCATAGCGAGTTCTTCCATTAAATCTGTACGAGGCTGACCACCAAAGACAACAGCGTCTTTAGGTAGGGTCCGTCCCGCCATCACTTCATTGTACAAATGAGGATCGATTGCCGCAAGCCTCATAGCCGATCGGGCTATTTTTCTTTGTAGCCCTTCTATCTCTACTCGTGTTCTAATTGCCCGTTGTTGCTGCTCATTCTGTATTCGGGCATCTTGGATCATGTTGTTATAATGATCATCTTTATCGACAATAGAATCATACATGGGCTTAACTGCCATGTCATAACCTATATGCTTACCCCCGAACCATACCGCGGGAGAAGCCGTTACCATCTTCTCCATGGTGCTCATGTCTTTAAAGGGAATACCCGTAAAGATGGACTGAGTTTTATCGAAGGCTCTACCCGCCCCTTTTAAAGCACCAGTAATCAATCCCATTTACATTCCTCCAGCAGCTGCGAAATTCATCATCATACTTTGTATGTCAGGAGGTGCCATAGAAGCCCTCGCTATACTCTCGTGTGTTTTACCGCCCAGTAAACTAGCAAGGTCTTCACTCATACTCCGTTGAAATTCTTGCCTACCATAGTTGGTAGCCTTAGCAAGCTTCTCCATATTAGATAGATCCCGAGCAAAGTGCCTTTGGCTTACCAATTCATCAGCGGCTTGAGCAGTAGGGTATGTTGCCGCTTGCATTGCTTGCCACCCGGCTTGACCCGCCTTATCAGTATCACTTGTACCTCCCAGTAAACCAGAGTGGTACATTATATCATAAAGCGTGTAACCTCCTAAACCGAGACCTAGTAGTGGACCTATAGCCATGACAACCCCCACTCTATTTTATTAAGCAGCATTTCGTTCATTACCCATAATAGTACCAAAAACACCCGCTAATAACAAAGCAGGCAACAACATTTTTAAACTCTTTCCTCTTACCTTAGATAAAGCATCGTCAAATAGTTTCTCACTTTGGAATAAACCCTTTAGAGTCACAGGTGAAGTTCCTGTTGCCCGTTTCTCGGCTAGTGCTTTGAAGTATCGGGTCCGTTCTCTTGAATCAGCGGCCATTCTTTCTATCTGGGAGAGACCCTTATCTTCTTGAGGTATCGAGAACTGAAGCTTGTTTCGGAACCAACCACCTATGGTATCGATCCTGCCCCTCTTCGCTTTTATCTTTTGTTTAGGCGTAGAGATAGTTTCTTCTACTATTGGTGTTTCAGGGAGAACATTAGCAGGATGGATTCTAACTGTCGTCGGTTTACTAGTTCCTAATCGTTCACCAGTAGAAACCTCAGTCGTTGTTCCATATAATCTAGGGTCTTTATCTATCATTCGCCAAGAGTAAGGATCATCTATAGATGTGGCAGCACCTTTTGCTTCTGATAAAGATGAGGCTCTACTTACACCCCCATGTAGAACCTGTACTTGTTTAGGTACAGGATCAGCCGCTCTTACTATACGATCAGTCGCTCCTACTTCGACGGCTCGTTCTTTAAACTTTCCCGGAATAGCACCGAACTGAGCCCAAAAGGTAGGATGGTCTTTGAGCATCGCATTACCAATGGTCCATATTTTAGTTTTACGATTATACTGGGCACCGTAATGTTCTAAATATTTTCTTAGCTCTGGATTTTCGTAGGTAGTTAACCCTACTTTTTTAAGGTTTAACACAACTCTATTTCGAACTAATCGACTTAGGGTTACTTTACCTTTAGCATCTACCTTACCTTTTATAGGAGTTTCTCTTACTTGAAATTGTCCTTTTTTCTTTCCTCTCAAAGGATACTTACCAGTTCGAGAGGCTTCGAATTCCCCTTCTTTTAATTGGTTAATTAACCGGGAGGCTTCTCTTCTTGTAAGGATTACATCAGTATTAACGACTCCTAATTTCTTAAGGATATCGAGTTGCTTGCTAGTAGGACCTGGAAGATCGACATTAACCGCTGCACTTACTGTCCCCGCTGGTCGGGTCACCCCAACAATACTTCTACCCCCACCCGCTTTACCTGTTAGTTGAGATTCTGGAGTTGCGGAAGTAACGATGGGATTATCTGCACCACGAACACCTATTATCCTCTTTGCTTTCCCCTTTCCTTCTGTCATCATCGAAGGTTTTTCTTCTATGTATTTTGAGAATTCGTCCATGCCTTCTAGAAGACCTAGTTTTTCTATCCCTGCAGGAAGTCTAACCTGCTTAGTTGCTTTCGCTGCTTTCGCTGCAATCCGTTCTGCTTGTTCTATACCTGCAAACTTACCTGCTTGTGTACCTACCCTTTCAAATCCATATCTCTTACTTTGTTTTGATAAGTCTCTGAAGTAGTCAACTCTCGGACGCAACTTTTTCGTCTTAGGATCAAGAGTCTCATAATGAAACTTGGTGTTCTTCGCAAATACTGCTTTCTGCGTTCTCTTTTCTGCGGAGGTAAGAAGTTCACCATTAGGATGTTTATCTGGAAGATGAGAATTCTCAGGTCTTATTAGTAAATCGAGGTTGGTTTTTGTATTTTCATACTGAGAAGTTAACCCTAAAAATTCATATAAAGGAATCTCTTTAACCGCTCCTGCACCTATACCATACTTCGGTACAACTTGAGAAATTTTAATAGGCTTACCTGTTACGGGATGAACCGCCACATTTAATTTGTTGAGTCCCTTCTGAAGTTCTGTTACGAGTTCTTCCCAAACAGGAGTTAGCCTTAAACCCCTACCCTGACCCTTGTAACGATTCTCTACGAGTATTTTTTTCCCCCCCGCTATATTCTTATCGACAAATTCCCCCATATGATAGAGTACAAGACCTGAAGGATCTCCCGCTCTACCTCTAAGAGCCTTAGTCATTAGAGAGAGATCATCCACCACACTCTCTCCTCTAGGTAGAGAGAGTATCTTAATCATGTCCTTTAGGGATATAGATTTCCCGTAACGTTTTACCGGGCCGCTACGTAGTTCTACACCACTACGACCTTGGTTAATAAAACCCCAATCGCCCGACAACTTTTCGGAGCCAGTAAGTTGTGCTGCAACATTAGTTTGTGCTGTTGCATACAAAGTCCTCAACTTTGCCGGTGACTGCTTACTCCAAACCTGTTTGACTTTTTCAGCCACTACTCACCCCGCATTCGAGATGCTACTTTGGATGAAGTTAATGCCCCCACTCCAACATAGGATTTATCTTCGTCCTCTATATAAGCAGACCAGATAACCGCTTTCTTTCTTTGGAGTGCTCGCTTCTTTCGGTTCTCCCACAAAAACTTCCTCACCTTCTTAGCGGAGAGTTCTCTACCTTCGATCTCTAAACAAAAATCATCGTCCGACAGATTCACTACCTCTCCTATAGAGTGGGGGGTTAATCGGACAATAGCAGCCTCCTTCTCTTCGTGTAGGCTAACTAGTTTACGAGATATTTCTTTCCAATTCACGGTTTCTTTTTAGACTTAGGTTTAGGTTTACCTCGTCTAGTAATAATATCTAGACCTTGATTATACATGGCTTGGTCGGCCGTCTCTTCTGCAGCCATGAAAGCATCGAATCTATCTGTGTATTGTTGTTGACCTAATGCTCTTTGGGTATCTCGTGTGTTTACTATAGTTTCATCAAAGTACAAATCTGATTCGTCCCTTGCGGTTTCCCATTCCAACTTCGCAGCTTCTGCTTCAGCGGATTCTTTTTCTAAACCCGCAGTTTGGGCTGATTCGAACATCGCTCTAAGATGTATGTCTCTAACTTCAGGGGTCATATTTTTCCCCCACTGGCTTTGGTCCACCATAGCCTTCATATTACCCATCCATTCAGGATCGAGGTCTCTATAGGGTACACCGTTAATAACGGTAGTCCCTCCCGTATAAGGATTAGTATTTCCAAGTGCACTTTGAAGTTGACCTTGTAATATAATGGGATCTTTAGGTCCACCCTTACCAGCAGAGAGTAGATCGTTTGCGAGACCACCTAATTGAGCCATTGCTATACGCGAGGTCTTCATTCCATCTTGCATCTTTTCAATATCTTCTTCCCGTACACCCGATGCTACTAGGGCATCTCGTGTAGATTGACTGTAAACTTCAGCATCTATAGAACCTTTTTTTCCCATCTCAAGAAACTTATCCATCATTCCCATAAGTGCTGTGTATCCTGTTCCTTTACTTTCGGAAAGGATAGCAACGAGTTTATCTGTTGCTTCTTTTCTTGCTTTTTCATCTCCCATCATTCCGGAATGAAGATGCTCGATAAGGATGGGAGTCATTTTATCTAAAACGTCTGCTTGTTCTTTGTAACCTTGACTTCTTAAATTATTCGACATGGCTTTCGTAATATTAATTTGCATGTTCGTTTTAGATGTGGGTTTATATGCCATAACCTCTTCATTACCATAACCACCCTGCCCTAATAAATTAGGGTTTCCTTGTGCTGTACTAAAGGCTTGACGCATCCCCGCTAATTTGTCCATGTCTATATCGTCACCATATCCCATTTCTTCCGCTATATCCATAGCCATAAACGAATTAAACTGGTCACCCGTTTCGGCTCTATCCGCATTAGTTTCTCCAATAGATAACATGGGTTGACCCATTTCATTTTGGTATTTTTCTTGAAAAAGTTTATATCCCTTCTCAAATTCTTTGTCGGATAAACCATATCCTCGAGCCATACTATGAGCGGCAGCATATGCTTTTTCTCTATCTACTTCTATTGCCTCGATTAAAGCTTTATCGTCTTCCCATATATCGTGGTAGGCGTAAGTACCCGTGCTTGTACCGGGAACCGTATCAACATGTCCACCCATAATGTTGAAACCAGCAAATTTGTTAAGAGCACGGGTCCAATCTGCCATGCCTGGTCGGTTTTCAGGATCTACTTCGAATATGAGTCTACCTAATTGACCACCCGGATGATAAACATCTGCATAACCTGACGCTTGTAACGCTCTAATAGTGTTCCGTTCTTCTTGTAAGGCAACCTGATTAGATACGAGACTACCTATATATTGATTTACTGCTTGTTGACGATCTTTAAATTCTGCCCCCATATCCATCAGCATTTGATATTCGATGTCTTGTTTTTTACCAAGTTCTAATCGCTGTCCGTCGTTGATTTTTTTGTGTTCGCTCCATTGTTCTGGAGTGAAATGTAAACCGGGAGCCCCACCAGGATTATACTGGAACCTACCACTAGGGGCTCCTGCTTGAGACTGATATCTTTGAGGGGCGTAATTTATAGTTCCACCTTGTTGGCTACCCATATTGTTGTATCCACTATTTGTGTATACTTGCCCTGCATATTCCATCATTCTTCGTCGACGTTCATTGTCTGCTTGCTGTAGAACCAATGCCATTTCTTGTTGTTGAGCATTTTGATCCCCCTGCCATTGGTTTTGTTTTTCTTGTTGTAAAGCAACAGCATCTCTACCCTTTTGAGCATCCGCTAATCGTTGAGATTGCATATTCTCATTTGAAGTAATCATCTGTTGTTGCATACCAGATGAATGGTCGAGAGACATCTTTAATTTAGCCCCCGCATCTTTACGAGCAATCTCTGCTTCATTAGCGGCATCCTTACGAGCAATTTCTGCATCTTGAAGTTTATCTTGACTTATTTGGCCTAGAGCGGCAGACGCTAGAGCTTGCTGTGCTTGTTGAGATATTCCAGGGGTTATACCCATAATATTTTTATCCTAAATTTGCGAGAACCACTCAGGGCCACGCCTTTGTATATAGTTGGGGTTTCTTACTCGGGATCTATTTCCAGGAACAGTAACCGCTGATAGTCTATTTGCTGCCCATTGAGAACTAGAGTAAAGACTAGCAAGCCCCGATAAACCGTCAAGTAACGAGACGGGATTAGTTGCTATTGCTTCTGCAAGTGAGGCTTCACCTGAAGCAATTAATTGTTCTACTTGTAAATCTCGTTGGGCATATTGTTGGTGACTCTGTTGTTCCATCCCCGTCATAAACTTTCTGAATTCCGTTCGGGACGCACCAAGTTGGGAATCTAACTGTGCCTTCTTAGTCCAAAAATCACCTTCTGCTTGGGCTCCTTGAGCAAGTCCACTGGCTTCCATTTGTGCCATGGTTCCTTCAATTTGACCTCTTTGCATAAGACCCCCCGCTAGTGATTGATTTAACGCTATGCTTGTTTGTTGGGATTGATTCTGAAGTTCGGTTTGACGGGTAAAAAGATCCTGATCAAACTGTCTTTGATTTAAATCCCTCATTGACTGTTTTACATTCTCAGGCATATTAGAGGAATCTAATTGCATATTCCTAGCCTGTAGTGCTGCGGCTCCACCTCTTGCTGCGGCTGAAGCCCGTTGTGTAGAGAAATCTTCAAAGTCGGCTTTTGATTGTTCCATTGCCCCAATCGCTTTATCCCCCCACTCTCCCATGGCCTGAGCACCTCGTTGGGTTACATCTTGAATCTTACTCATATAACCACCCTCACCCATTAAACTATCGTAATAAGCATTCATGTTTTCGTCTTGACGAGTTTGGGTATCTTGTAAGGATTGCTCTGTAAGAGATTCTTTTTCTGCAATTTGAGACTGTTGCCGAGCGAAGTTTTGATCCGATCTATCTCTGTAGTCATACATACCTTGAAGGTTCTGCCGTTTTTGACTCAATGCCGCGTTATTAGCTTGTTGGGATCTCATCCAATCACTAATTACACTACGACCAAGAGCCTTATTCAAACCACCCTGTTGCGTGTAGATATTTTTTACAGTTGAACTTGGATCACTACCCATACTGGCATTGTCTAACCAATTCCAATCGTAATCTTGCCATTGGTATTTATCAGTTGTATTAGTAGGTGTTTCAAAGCCCATTATGTAGGTCGCTCCGTTCTAAAGGTAGGTACAATCTTACCTTCAATAATAGCCGACAACAATCTAAAATCAAGGTCGGGACAAAAAACTTCTATTCCGGGAGATGTAGCCATTCCCCTGAACCCGTGAGTCTCAATACCCGCCCAATATGTAGACTCGCCCTCCTCGATAGATCTTATATGAGCACCACTCAAATCCACAGGTATAGCAGAAGCCGATTCCGTCTCGGAGTCCCCCTCAAACACCAACCCTCGATAGAAGCAATCCTTAGTATCTACAGAATCAGTAAATGCTGTACCACCCACCGTGCTAAAATAAGTACCTATAGAGTCTATAGTTCTAGCAATGTGTAAACCTGTTGGAGCGGGGGATTGGGGGTCTACGGGGTCATTGTATCCTAGGAGGGAACCATTCCATTTCATATAAACAGGAGAGATTCCAATCCTATCACCCGCGGATAAAGTAAATCCCGAAGATGCATTTATGTAAGTAATAATCGCCCCACTTATAGATTTAATTTGTACCTTCTCTCCAATGCGAGATTCATTAGCAACATCTGCAACACCTATAATATAAACATAAGCACCCACCCAATTAGCATTCGTAGTCCGAAGCAAGGGAACAACACCTTGATGACCTGTAGTAACAGTATCAACAGTTATTGTTTTAGCACCCCCATCAAAAGCTGAAACTCTAAACCTAGTATCCGCGGCTCCGTCTAATAATGTAATTCTTTGTTGTCCATTAAAATCTGAAGACCCGGAGCTGGAAATAAGATTCTCGCGTTTGGTATCCATTACCCAAAGTTTAGGGCTAAAGTCAGAGTTGGTAGATCCAAGGGTCGGTTGATTTTGTACAAAGAAAGCCCTCTCAGTTAAATCACTATCGGCATCTGATAAATCACTTGGCCAAGGTCCAGTTACCACTTCATCAAAAGGCATATCATAAAGTTCGGAAGCAGAAGCGGTATTCATCCACATTAGAGCAGCCTCTTTCTTAGCCTTATTCATGATGAAAAGAACTGATCCTTGAGAATCATAACCCATACTAAGAGAAGCAAAATTACTTCTCCAGTCTTCAATAATACCATCAAGAGCGTGGAGACTATCTAACCTGGCTTGGGCATCAACACTCTTTACACCCTTATCATTTATATAATAAGTAAATGGTCCAACGGTTTGGATCGCTTTACGATTTACAATTCCAAATCCTTCGTGTATAGGTAAAACTTTCATATAAGAATTTACACCCGTAAACTCTCTAGAAATATGCATTATGACATTCTGTGCAAAACCCAGTACTACACCCCCACTCCTGACAAACCTTATTACTTGGTTAGCGATTTTAGAAGGTACATGATAATTCTCTGGAGGGAAAAGTTCCGCACTGGCTTCAGCCATAGACGACCATCGGAATTCTCCTAGACCCCTATATATATCGAATGAACCTTCTTCGCCTTCTGCACCCTTAGTAGGACCACCCTCGATATCGGAAGAAAGCAAGATACCATCGAATTCTATACCCGTACCCGCATAAGGCATGTCCTCATCAAAGATTGAACGATCTATGTAAGGGTCTTGATAAATCAATGCTAAGTCTTCAAGACGGAAATAATAGATTGCTCTCTTATGATCACCCGTTAAACCTGTTTGATCTGTAGTGACATAATCAAGAAGAGTAATAATCTTATCTAACTGTACAATAGATGCCGAGTAAGAACCACCCGCACCTTCTGTTCGAACAGATCTATAAATACGTGCCCTACTAAATTTAGAACTGTCATAAATAATTTCAATTCCTACATTTCCCGGATCAAAATTACCTGCACCAGACATACCCGTTGCGACAATATCAGTATCCGTAGTAACAACAACAATATCTACATTGCCCTCAGTTGTACCCCTAGTGTGAATAAGATCGCAAGTCGCACTAGAAGAGTTAGAAGAGGTAATATCTAAATCCTCATTCGTATTTGCCAAGTTAACCGTGGCGTGGAATAACGCAGCAATCCCCTCAGTAGTTGTTTCCCCGTCAATGTACACCGTGTAGTTTGTACTATCTACTTTTACACCCACCCCTGATGTGGTTTCATCTATAGAAAATTTAACCGCGTTCGTCCCATCACTTATAGTTACATAATCACCCGTATAATCTTCATGAGTACCATTATTAAATGTAACAGTACCCTCTGCTTTGGTTACAAGGTGCTCTGTTTTAACTTGTGCAAGTTTTGATAGACTTGTTTTCCTACCCGTATCGGGGTCTGTCAGCACATAACCAACCGCGTAGTTTCCCGCTTTTAAGTTTGCTACATCATCCATGTCTGTTGGTGTAGAATCCCAATGAGTACCCACCGAAGATCCAGTAAACACTTGAGCGAAACCGGGTACGCCCGTAGCAGGATCACCCAGACTACCTATTGTTGTTGAACCCACCCCATTAGGAGCAATAATTTCGCATTGTTTACCGGGTCCAGTGTCTGTTTCAAGAACAGCCTTATAAGTAAGCCCTATAACACCCGTACCTCCTGAGAAGTTAGATTTAGTAAATGCTACAGTTGCATCAGTTTCAGTTAGAGTTGTAATCGTGTTACCCGCAGAACCTACAATCGCTTGAGTAATTGTAGTTTTATGTGCATTCGGGCCCGTCCCGACTGCTGCTATAAGAAAACTAGATGCGTCTACACAAGTAGCAAAGTTAGACGCTGTTGTATCATTATTTGTTTCGACTTTAAAGGTTCCAAAATTACCTGCGGGTGTAAAGTTTACCCCTGTACCACCAAACGCATATGCGGTATATGTAAGACCCGCAGTTGAGATCATTTTAAATTTATCACCCGTTACTCCCGATGCTAATGCCGTAACGGTCATACCTATATTACTATCATTATCCGTATAAACAGGAGTAACATTTCCATCTGCACCGGGAACATCTTGTGTAATACTAACGTTTGCGGTTGAGGATGTAGATGTTAATTCCGGGTGTGAGTCTAACAAAGTAGCCAAGTTAGTAGCCGTGTTATCATTAGAACCTGTATCTACAGCAAAGGTTCCCACATTTGAAGACGCTAAACTTGAGGTGGTAGAAGCATGAGCAGTACAAAAAATCGTTGTGCCCTGAGTAGTTACGATACTAACTGTATCCGGAGTGACCAATAAAAGATTAGTCCCGTTAGTAATAGTTACAGCACTTGAGTGGGTGGCCTGAACCCCCACTGTCGAATTAGAATAATCACTAACGGTAAATTGGCAAGTGGCAGCCGCTGTTGCCGAGTAATTTACATAGAACAAGATGGGTTGTTCACCTTTTACAAAAATATAAATATACCTGCCGAATACGGTTACATCCATAGGCTTGGATGCAGTCCCCGTTGTCGCATTCCATATGTTGTATCCATATGTCCAACCCTCCCCCTCGATATAATAATCTAAGAAGATGTCCCCTTTAGTGGTATCCCCCCCAGCACCTGAATCTTGTTTGGCTCTATAAACGAACCCATACCCATAAAATTCAGTCCCAATCCTGAAAGAAACAGGAAACACGTCTATAACCTCAGAAGCATCCCCATGATCAGTTTCACTGGAAAGGGTCGCAAAAGTATGCACATTAGTAAATCCCGGAAAGGGTCTCAATCCACCCTTCACAGAGAAGTCAACCCCCACTGTTTCAAAGGAGAACTCTTTAGGGGTAAATGTCTTCTTACCCTGCTTGTTCTCGGAGGTAGAGAGGAGAGGGTAGTTCCAGACCATATTTCGTTCGTTTGCCATTTAATTGTATCCTAACTTCAAATTATACACTTAGAAACCATTACTTCCAATCCTCTACGGATAGGTTCTACATTAATATAAGGGGCATTATCAAGCATGAAATCTTTAATGTTGGATATATCCTCTTTTAAATTGTTAGATAAACCGTAATCTTGTAGTATCCCTTCAATCTTATGACTATTAGACTTCAAAGCCACAAATGGTTTTTTGAGCATCATAGAGAATACCACCCCATGATATCTACCCGTAACCACAAAAGAAGCCCGTGAGAAAATATCAAATATTTCTCTCGAATGGTAATCTGTCAATTTGATATACTTCTTGGGGCCGTTATAAGAATTGTAGGATTCTATTACCTGTTTATCTTTATTCCTCATAACACTATCTACAAACAACACATATTCACTTATAGGGGCAGATCGAACATCCACATAAAAGCAAGGATCATGTACAAAAGGATACTTCCCGCCCCCACTCATACTCTCTCTACTAGAAATATAGTCAAATACAGAGAGGTCAAAAGAAACACTATCAATAACTGAGTTTATTAAACAGACCCTTTTACCTGCCCGTTTAGATTTTAAGGCGGTTTCATATAATGCCTTACTGGCTTTAGTATCGTGGTGGAATGTACCCTCTCCATTTATAACTATCAAGTCATGTTTCTCGGGATTTCCATATCTAGAAGTCCACACCTTCCCGTGCCTAGAGAATAATTTCTTCAAAACTTGAGTGGTTAATCTACTTCCTATATGGTAACTAGAGCAATCATTTGAAATTAAAATACTCATTTTTTTTCTTTAGGATAATTCGAAGAATTAGATTCGTACCAACCCCTAGTATTTTCTACCTCGGGAATAGTGCTTCTCCGTACAGCCTGTTCGTAGGACATATAAGGATACAATTCTAGTTTAGAGTGGGGGTTGCAATTGTAAATCTTGAATCCCGCTTTATCGAAACCGGGTTGTAATTGTTTTAAAGCCGAGGTCATCCACCCGTACATTTTATTGTTCATTTCTCTATATTTCAGAGAACGGTTTTCTTCCCACGCATATGCCTCTTCTTCCATAGGCATCTCCCAATCACACCCTAAGAGATAGACCTCTTGGAACCCCAAATAATACAGGAGTCGTAAAGCCCCAAACATGGTAACCTTATAACCCTTTTCGGTTTCCCCTTCTATCTTGCCACCCCAATTCACAGAGTTTTCGGTGAACCACGTTTCAGGGTCAAATTTTGTATTGTTAGAGACATACCAACAGTTAGGGGCCTCTGTCGTATTAAACCTTAAGTCTTTAATCTCATCCCCCACTCTATGATTTAGATTCTGGTCTTTGTTTTGCCACGGTACAAATTTGATGATTGAAGGATCCATCCACCCGTAGTTATAGAACCTTCCGGGGGAATCAAACCCCACCCAAAAATCAGGCTTGACTAATCCCCACGAATTATTAATACACATGCTCATGACACCCCTGTTATCCATGAGCGATAGATTAGCGTCTTTGAGCGATAGACCGCCACACACAAGAAAAATCCTAGCACCCTTATACCTATTTTCCCACGAAAAACCTTTCTCGTTTACATCCCACATGAGCATCTCAGACTTGTCGGGATTCCAACTAGAAGAAACAATACTTGGAGTGGGGGTCGATAGACTCTCGATGTGTGTTGCAAGAGCCAAAAGAGTACCATTAATTTCTCTCATGCCCTCTTCGAATTTTAATTCTAAATCTATGACCCTTTGAATCGCTGCGGTTTCATATGGATTCTGTGGGGGGGGTGGAAGAGAAGGGTCTCTTTTTACAGGGAATTCGTTCTTCTGTGCTTGATGTATCGGCATACTTTTTCCTTATTCTATGCAACATGAATCTATAGTGTAGTCTGTAACAGTAACATATTGATGGCTTGAACTTACGTTTGAATCAAAATCCCAAACTTGGGAGGCATCATTTGGCCCTTTATACCCCTCGAAATAATTTTCAAATACATCTTCCATACGAGAGGAACAAAATATACCCGGTACGTTTGTTCCGTCATCTGTAGCACCATAACAATTCCACGGAACCCAATCTCCTGTACCAACAGGAGATGTCGAGTTTGTTCCGTCTAACCAATGATAAAGATTAAATATTTCGGTTTCACCTACGCCTTGATCACCACCTGCAGTAGCATTCCAAGGTGCAGAGTTATAACCCGCATCATCCTCCGACATGTCTACTTTCATTTGTAATTGAGTATTAACATGTTCTTGTCTGGTATGCCATGCTGCATCATTTCCCCCATTAACACCTAATCCCTCAGTTTCCCAACCATCGGGTACTTCCCACCAACCTCCCTCGCTAATAGGTTTAATAACATTCCACATATTTAATATCATCACCTTAATTTCTGTATCTATTGGGGGAGTAATTCCTAACACGGCCAATTCGTCTTTTGCGGCTTTACAAATTTTATTGCCGTTCATAACCAGATGAGGAAAGGGTTTACTGCTTGTTCCTGCAACAGCATCTCGTGATGTGTTTGGACATCCTGCACCTCCCCATTGTAATTCTGGAGCAACATATACCTCCCCCACTCCATAATCCTCTGATGTGTATTCCCCTGATGTTAGCACACCTAATATGTCATAGTCAGTTCTTTTCAACCAACCAACACCAACAGGAAGTACAATTGATGGATCGAAAAACTCTTGGTCTAAAACGTCCATATATCTATAGTTTAGGGATTCCCAATACCCTTCATTCTTAGCATCCGATCTACGCTTCCCCTCGCTGTAACACCAAGAGGCATCACAACCACAAAAAGAACTATTTGGTCTTACCATTACCGTACCGTCTTTTTCTAGACCAGCACCACCACGCATCAATATGGGCCATACGTGATTCCCGAGTTCGTCATCACAACAACCACCATAACAACTGGGACAATCAAAGTTTGACGAGTCTATATTGTCAAATTGAGAATCACAGTTCCAATTGGAACAATTAAGATTAGGAAATCTAGTTTCTCCTTCATATGGAACGGATACCGTTCCGTCGTGACAAGTTCCGTCACCTAATAAAGAGATCATTAAATCTTCCGGCATGCAATTGCAATCGCAATCTCTTTCCATATTATTTCCAAATTCATCATTACCACACGTTGCTTGACCGGGACAATCATGGGTACAACCATAATCATTACATTCATCGCAACTGCAATAGTTAGTGTATCCGTCTGCGTCCCATCCCGCCCAACCTCTTGATTCCCCAACTATAAATATACCCTGAGAATTTACTTTCTTAAGAGTTGCTTGATGAGCTTGTGGGTGATCTGTAACATTTAAAAGTGCATGTGCTGCTATCCTATTATTATCACATGCGGTGCAACCACAAATCCCATTCCCATCTAATCGATTTGTAGTGAGACCCCAATTACCGATTCCCTTTTTGTAAGCACCCATTGACTCACACTCTGCCACAGTAAAATCTGTTGCTACATTACTTGCTAACATACCACCACCACTTCCACTATCAGGAATATAACCACCGTCTAGATAATAATTTTTTCCGTCCGTGTGTGTGTAATAAATCATGTAACCCCAACTTTTACCTGATACATGAAATCCGGTTGCTGTTGGATATGTAGGGTCTGGGAAAGAAATCCACGCATCCGATCCGGGTGTAGCACTGGCCTCTATACAACAATTACATGGGCCCATACCCGAACCCGAGGGTCCCGTATCTCCAATTGGTCCAGTTTCGGTACCTGTATCACCCCGCTCACCTTGTGGACCCTGAGGTCCAGTTTTGGTACCTGTATCCCCCACAGTACCCTTTGGACCAGTACAACCTATTTTGTCACAATCTTCACCTGTTAAACCATCTATACCTTTTGGTCCCGGGGGTCCTATTACTAAAGAAGTGGGTCCGGTATCACCTTGCTCACCTTTCGGTCCCTGGGGTCCAGTAAATCCCGGACCCGAACTAAGACCTGTATCACCCTGTGGTCCTATTTCTCCCAAGGGTCCCGTTACACCTTGGGGTCCCGTAATGGCTTCTTCATCTGGTATACCAATGACTTCAACCGTATCTTCTCCTATAGTATGTTCTATTACAGTATTAGCAAAAGTAACGGCTTGAGGGGGCAATTGTTGGTACCTTTGAAAAGGTAAACCATACCAACCTCTCAAAGGAGATTCTTCTAACCTACGAATAGCAAATCCGTGTTGTAATTCTTGGAGCGGATTACTCGACCAACTATGGTCAATCATCAATCGTTCAAGAAAATTACTCATGAAATTATACCCGTGCAATATGGAATAACTCCCCCTACTGGTCCTACAGGTCCTTCAGGTCCCTTGGGTCCCGGAGGTCCTAGATCACCTTGGTCCCCTTTCTCGCCTTCCGGTCCCGGAGGTCCATCATTCCCTTGGGGACCCTGGTCTCCTTGTGCACCCTGGTCTCCTTGATTACCTTGATCACCTGGGGGTCCCATAGGACCATCATCACCAACAGGTCCTATAGGACCCTGTTCACCTTGATCACCCTCGGGCCCAACTGTTCCTATGTCCCCGTCTATTCCCGTTAAACCTATCGGGCCCGAAGGACCAATAGCACCGGGGAGTCCGGGAGCATTAGGTAAATAAGTTTCCGAAGTGAATGAGCCCATGGTGTGCATAGTTACAGGAGTCATCAGCACCGTTCGGTTTGTAGCGGGGGAAGGAAATTGTAACCCCTCCGCTATACCCTCATTAACTAGAGGGAAGCCCCCCCACTCATTAGTGGTGGCGAATCCTTTATTAAGTCTCTTTAATTCTTCGTCGGTCCAAACGGGATTGATACCTAAATCACTAATGAATTTGGCTAATTGTTGTCCTGCGGACGGACTAGGACTACCTAATGCCATAGAGACCACCGTAACGGTTTCTATTGTCTACAGTATCGCGTTCGTATTTCTTAGGTGAACGATTTTGCATAAAGGTAAAGTGATCCATCGCAGTCTTCATTGCAGACTTGAAGTTGATCATTAACATGGCATGTTGTGCCTTAGTAACACGACGGGCACCTACAAGAAGATTCATTGATGCACCTTGAGCAACCGCTTCAGATACCGCATTAAAATGAGCAGGTACAATCTCATAGGTAACAGCAGTAGCTGTGTCAACCGATTCATCATCATTAAATTGTAAACCCATCGTTACAGTTCCGTCTTCTGCATTATGCGCGGAAATAACTCGTTCTTCTATAATGCCCGTAGTTTCTAAAATCCTAAAGGTAGAACCTATATAGATTTGATCTCTTCTATCTATGTCCCCTAAAATTTGTGAAGCCCAACCCTCAGCAGACAGCGTAAATGTTTTACCAGTTCCATCTGAGACACCGTCTTCTGCGTAGTGAGGTTTTGCGTCATTAGTAGGGATGAACCATACCTCTACATCTTCTGCTATTTGAGGGTAGGGTCTAATAGAAAGCATATTACCCTCAAGTGCCCAGTTGGGACCCCTTGTACTATATTGATTTCTAGGAATTATTTCGGTTCTAATCCTACCATCATCGTACATAGTTACGATTCTCATAACCTCCCCAATGCATGCAGGAAGAGTGTAGTATTGTTGGTCTACAACTAAAGAAATTGTTGTCTTTTCTATTACATAATCAGATGAGGAGTTTTGAATCCGAGACATGACCCTGCTATACTCAGGTACGATACCGTGTCTAAAGATATAGTCGTCAGAGTAATCAAGTTCCTTCGCAATCTCACCGATGATGTTTTTAGTTTTCTCAAGAATCATGTGCAAACAAGAATCCTTATTAGGAACAATTTCCTGAGCGTTCTTTTCTCTAACCGTTATCATCGCAGAAGTAATCGCAGACTTCGCAGACTCCGAAAGTATCGCCATATCTGTTTCGGGCAGTTGTCCCTTGAGTGTCATCAATTCCAATATAGATCTCGAAACAACTGCAGATATTACAGTGTTCATCCAAGGGGTCACAATCTCATACGCAACCGTTCCTGTTGCCGTAGTAAATGCTTCAGTAACAGTTACCGTTCCTGATGCAGCACTATGAGCAGTTATAGTTCTTTCAGATATCGAACCATCAGCTTCAAAAACTCTAAGTGTTGCTCCCACGTAAGCATTGTCTCTTTTGTCTACCACACCTAATTGTCTAGAGAACAACCCCCCACTCGTTAGGGTTAATACTGTTCCTGATGTAGCAAGTGAACCGTCCTTAGCATAGTGAGGCATAAAGTCACCACTGGGAACATACCACAGTGAATAACCTGTAAGTTTTTCTGCTATGGGATTAGGACGAATAGAAATTCTTGTGCCTTCTATAGCCCAACCATTTCCTTTAGGATCGTTATCATCCCTCTGCCTTACTTCTTTCTCTATAGTTCCACCCGCAGCAAGTTGTGTTAACCTTAGAGCTTTATAGATACAAGAAGGGACAGCATAATACTCCTGATTATTAACAAAAGTCATGCTGAGTCTTGAGACTATTTGAGAATCACTTCGAGCGTTCATCATCATCATTACTTCTGCGAGTTTGGGTTGAATCACCGCTCGCATAATGTAATCGTTAGACATCTCTTTCTCTACTTGTTCAGGAAGTCCCCATCGAACTCTCTGCAACATTGTGTAAAGTACTGAATTTTCAGGGGCAACACTTTTACCACTTATCTTATTAGAAGTAAGAGATATTGCAGTTTGTAGTGCTAACCCAAACTGCTCCTTAAGGTAAGCCATATGTTTTTCATTGATGTTCCTAGCAACCCCCAAATTCATAGAAGATGCTAAGGCAACCGCTTGCCAAATATGTCCCATAAACTCGGGGACAACTTCATATCTAACTGCACCGTTAGTTAGATCAGCAGAGAAATCTGTTCTAACCCCCACTGTTCCAGCACTAACATCGTAAGAAGTTATTACTCTTTCTTCCACAATAGAGTTGTCGGAACTCCATACCCTAAGCACACCACCAATATAAGAACTCTGTCTTTTATCTATACCCCCAACATCGGGTGTGGTGTCAACCGTTACAGTGTTAAGTGTCCCTAGTGTTCCACCTGCTGCAGAGTAGTGGGGGTTGAAATCTCCAGAGGGTGTATACCAAACTTCGTATCCCGCAGTATCGGGAGTCCAATCAGGACGGAAATATAAATCTCTACCGTCAAAACTCCAACCGGGTCCACGAGGATCCGTTTCATCTCTCTTTGCTATATCATCCAATACATCCCCCGCAGCATTTAACGAGGTAATCCTATGAATGATTCCTACATTTGGAGGAAGTTCTATATGAGTATCGGTGATAGTCTCTGTGCCTGTAGTTAAAGCATCTAATGAAAATTTACAGAGGATAGGCTCATCTCTCTGTTGATTGATAGCAGTTATTACATTAACCATCTCTGGCTCAATAACTTGCCTTACTAGAAAATCATTATCATATTTAGCGTCAAGAGAGGGGTCGTCCAAATAGGTACGAATCCTCTCGATAGTCGTCATTAATATAGAACCACTACTATGCATTACCCGAGCATCCCATCTAAATCTTCATTACCCGCCATCCCCATACCACCCGCAAGCAAAGCAAGCAACAACAAAGGCAGTAACGCCTTCATCCCACCTTTAGGTATCTGAGGGAGTCTAATATTCCCACCACCCTTCAATAGTTTATTAGCCATTCGTCCTCTTGTTCCCTTTGTCGCTGCTGACAATCTTTGCTTCGGAGTAAAATCATCCCAAGGTGCATCGACTGGACCTCTGCGGTATCCTTGCATATACTTATCTGGAAATTTCCTCTCAACAGTATCTCTTACCCAAGGCTCTAACGTTCCTGCTGATGCTTTGTCTAATTGAGCAAGGGACATACCACGACCACCCGATTTTCGAGCGGCGGCTCGTCTTTTAGATTTACGATTACCCTGCCAGCCCGAACCGTAATTTAGCTCCGATTGGGTAAGACCACCAGAAAGACTAGCCCTTGCTTTTTTTCTTTCTAGAGCCCAATTAAATGATGGATCTTTAGCCATGAGTAATTATCCTATTTTTAGAGAGGTTACGAAGGGTTTCTTTCATTTCAGAATCCTCATCGTTATAGTGTACATTGGCATGCTCCAGATTTCTAGCCTCCTCATATTTTCCTTTCCTTTTAAGAGAAGCCACTGACTTTTCTCGCCTTCTTAGGTTCTCTTCTCGCTCTCTGCGTTTCTCGTCGTTACGCTCCCTCAGTTGCTTCTCAATCATTTTCTGCTCAGGGTCAATCGCTCTACATCGGAATTTTACTTCCATAGTAGGTATCCAACCACCACGGTCTGGAGCCTTATCCATCGTGTCTAATTCTAGACATATAGGTTTATCAACTTCCCAAGGAGGGTATATCCAATGAGCAAGAACAAACTTCTCCGTATATGCGTGACGATATACAAACAAGTCCTTCCTCCCCGTCTCTCTCTTAATGTGGGCTAACCACATACTTTCAGGGAGAACCTTGTGTTCCTCTCCTAGTTGAAGACCCGTATTTAGTGCTTCCTCGTAAGGACTGTAAATTACTTCTATATCCATCCCACAAGTATACCAAAAGAAAGAGGGCCTACCATACTCGGCAGACCCTCTTCCCAACACAGGAGGATATGTTTACGGATTAATTAGCACTATAGATCTTGTCATAACTGACACCTGTTAGCTTCATGCCAGCAGGTTGATCTGGAACTAATTGCATGCGCATTTGACCGGGCATTTGAACGCCTTCTGTAACTCGCGTGATACCGCCATCGCTGCCATCTGTATTATAGATAGGCAATTTGTTAGTACCAGTACCGGTGAGAGCACCAGCAATGAATTCAAAAGGAGCACCATCTGCTTTTGCAAATTTGCTTGTTCCGGCTACGGCTGGAGGAATATACTTCTTCCAGTTATTTCCACCTTTTCGGATTCCATATACTGAACCATCTTCAACATAAGTTGAAGTGTAGCCCGTATAGGAGCGACCATCAAAGGTGAATTTGAAGCCTTCACTTGAACCTTCGCTAGTCACGCTTGAAAGGCGACCAGTTCGATCCAAGATTTCACGACCAATTTTCGTTGATTCGTAGTTCAACCAAACACCATCACTGGCAATCAAGCAGTCAATATATTGACCGTACTTGTTTTTGGCTGCGTGGAATCGACGCAAGTATTGACGAAGTTTGTGTTCAGTAAGAGTACCGACACTACCTTTCGTGAATGATTTAAACTCTGGGTGTGCCGTAACATCGATTTGGTTATTAGCCGAACCGTCTTTATCAGCACCTAGTAGGAAGTTATTATCACCACCCGAACCAGATTTTAACCAACTGTTAACACCAGCAAAACCACTAGAAGTATTTGCAGTTTCATCAACTGAACCCGCATAGAGAATCCAATCATCATTTGCTGTTGCTACTGGGGCTGAACCCGCTGCTGTAAATGCATCAACTGCTGAAACAAGACGTACTTCGCCTTTAAGTTCATCAACATAGTCAACGAATACTTTCAAGCGACCCGTAGTTGCACCATCAGTTGAGTTTTTCAACCCGTCAGCGGTGTCATCAATGTCGGGAGCACTAGTATCATCATCCCAAATATCGACTCGTTGACCAACATAGAATCGATCAACTGCACCGTTACTTGGAGTGAATGTCAAATAGTAAGGAGCCGCACCGCCAGTATCTGAAGCGGTTAGGCTGTTAATTTGACAAATTGCGTAATCTTCGTTTTGGTTTAAGTACCAATAATTACAAAGAGTGTGAGCTATATTACGACCAAAACCTTCTAGTTTAGGAGCAATGATTTCACCAATAAAGGCGGAAGTTGCTTCTGCTTGCATTTCACCAAGCGTAAACATGATGTTGGACATCATTGAACGCATACCAATACCTAAACGGTATGGTGCGGCGTTTGGACCTTCGGTAGGATCAGGCCAAACTTGTTTGAGATTTTGAGTATATAGACGACTACCGTGTGTATCTGTATCGTCACCATAAAGAGTGAGATCTCCCCTCGGAGCACCTTGCTCGAGTACACCAGCCATTGAACCCATAAACACTTTAAGTATTTTTAGGTCACGACCGAGTGCATCGGCAGGACCTACACCCTGACTTGTAGAGATAAGATCTCTCCAAATCGGATCTAGTCCGGGAAGGAAAATTTCAACGTTCTTATTGATGACTTCTTCGATACGGTCTTCATGTAGGTTGAAGAGCGAACCTGCTACTGCTGCCATCTTATTATTCCTTAATTAAATTAAGCTTTCGATTCTCCCCCAGCCGCGCCATCTCTGGCACCCCTTAATAATGTATCGAGTGTCCACTCACGGGTTTTGACATTAATGTCACCCATGCTGTCACCCTTCTCATATTTAGGAGGATCAACTGGAGGTTTATTAAACAAACTATCACTGTCTGTTGCTGTTTCCGGTGACCTCTGAATCTTATCAGGATCTCCGATTACCGAACGAAATTTATCATACACTGTTTTGGCTGCTTTACCAGCCTCTTCAGTAAACCAATTAGGATTAAAATTTTCACCTGCTGCACGACGATTTCTAAGACTATCTAACATAGCAGCCTCTACCTCATGCCTCAACACATCTTGTCGATTTTCACCCCCACTCTCCATAGCCATAAGTTTCTTGATTTCCTCGCTATTACTCATGGCACCGTTGAGGGCGTTATTGAGTTCTTTCTTCATCATTTCGGCACCAAGGCGTTGTTGACGATCCTCAATTTGATTCATTCTTTGTTGGTCTTGTTCGTGCATTAATTGCTCCTGTTGCAGTCTATACTGCTCTTCTTGTTGCTGTTGCTGTAAAAGTTCTTCGGGATCGTAAATTTCAGGGTCATAATTTTCACCTTCGAGTTCTTGGTGTTCTGGGGTTGCTGCAACTTCCGGTTGTTCTTGATTCGTCCATTGAATATATTCTTCAATATCTTGAGGGGTATACCCTTCCTTACTCATAAGGAAACGAACTGCACCCTCTCTACTAGCATCATCGCTTCCTGTAGGAGAGATAAGAACTTTAGCGTGATCATTATACTCTTTAAGTTGTGAGATTTCATCTCTAGCAGAAATTAAATCCCTAACGGAAATTTCTTCACCGTCTACCTTAACCGTAGAATCTAAATCTATAGAGGGAGAAGTAGTTTCAACTGCCTCGTTTGTTTCGGTTGTTTCAGTTGTTTCATTTACTTGTTCTTCAGACATTTACATGGCTCCTTGTTGTGGGAACGGCATCGGGCCACCTTGACCCATATCCATTCCCTCTTGTGGTTGTTGCATCATTGCTGCCTCCATTGGTGACGGAACACCTTCTGGCATCATAGCACCTGTAGATTCTAACAGAAATTGTTTGAAGTCGATGAATTCATTCTGAACTTCTGTAGAAGCAATACTCATAATAGGTCCACTCATAAACGCTACAAGAACTCTAAGTTGAAATTCTGGTCTAGCATTATGAGGTGTTAATATAATTTGTCCCGGATCTTGACCATCACCATAAAGAACCAAACAGTTCCTTACAATCATATCGTATGCTGCTTTTTCTTCGTCCAACCAAACAGCAAAGTCTAATCCTTCCTTAAGTGCTAACATCTTAAAGGAGTCAGGATCAGCAATACCCGCATTGAGCATCTCAAGTGCTTCTTGCTTACGAGCCACCATTGAACGGGGGCTCACCTCTTTAATGGAGATAGATATATTCTTAAGTGAGGGTAATGGGTTTTGTCCTTGGAATTGGATTTCACTTTTCTCTGGGTCAATAATGGCCCCCGCCATTTCAAGATTCAAATCAGATACGGGAATACCTACTGGATTATCCATAAGTACTCTAACCGCAGAAGCCAATACAGATTTATAACAACCAGAGAATGCTTGTTCAATACCTCTACTTGGGTTAGTCATTGCCTTGTTAATCTGTTCATCAAGGAACGAAAGCCCAACCGCAGAATCCACACGACCCTTCTCACGAATAAGGTCTTGTACAGGATTCATCTTATCAATAAGGTCTTTAGCGAACGCTGCTGTCTTACCGGGAATATCCCCCGCGTTGTGGGGCGTAATATTGAAAGGTCGAAATGTTTCTACTACGGGATCGGGTTCAAATGGAAGAACCCTCAATCCCGAACCCACATCCCGTAGCATTGCTCTATCATTAAACTGACCTTGGGGCATAACAAGTACCCCATACCTATCGGTGTCTCTAACATTATTAAAGAGCGACTTAAGTAACCGTTCCATCTCTCTACTTAAAGAAAAGAGAAGATCAAAAAGCCCTGCACCATGGAATGTTCCGTTCTCGATAAACCTCGCAAAACCAATTGGGCAATAGACTTCTTGATCTTCAAAAGACTCGTCGTGTAATACGTGTTCACCACTTGTAACCACATATCTGTTTACTGTTTCCCCCACTCCAAACGTCCATAGTTCTCTAATCTTTACAATTGCTGCTTGGTCTTTATGAGGACTAACACTGGACTGACTCGTATCGCTATGGTATTTAACGTCCTTACCCTGTTGACCCCCACTCCCTTCAGAATCCTCCTCGACCTCTCCGATGTTGGATTCCCACCACTCCATCTTTTTGAGGTTTCTACCTAACTTTTTACTAAACATTTCTTCTAGGAAAGTTAGAGGGACAGTTCGTTGTCTCATCATCCCACGAGTTTTGGTGTAGTCTGCCCCTAATGACGGGAATGGGAAGAGTTCTCTAGGATGTATAACCTCAAGATCTGCAACTAGACCAATAGTTTTACCGTTGGTCATGTGACCCGCTATACCACAAGAACCCAAAGATGTGAAGATGTGGGCAAATTGAGTTTTAATTTTATCTAGTTGGTCGTTAGAAACAACATGATCCATTAGGATCTGACTTAAAGCTCTTTCTCTAATACTATTAAGAGAGATACCTTTACGCACAACTTTAGGTCTAAGGTCTAATGAAGCCAACCTACCCGAAACCTTGTCGATAGCCGACAACATTTCTTGAGACTGAAACTCCATGTTCCCTTCCTCATCTAAGTAGTGGGGGGATAATGCTCCTGTTGAAGGGTCAAACACATCAAATCTACGGGCCCCCGCAAGATAATGCCAAGCGAGAAGCCACATGATTTTCCTATACGAAAGACGAGCTTCTTCTCTATCAGCATGCTCATCTATTATTCTTGCTAGGTCAATCTTGTTTTTCGGTAGTTTTATGGTGTCTAGTGCCATCTTTTGCCTTTAGTTTTTCTGCTGCAATACCCCTAGGTTTATAACCACGAGGAGTTTCTGTTTCTATTGTAATATCTTTTAGTTTAGAAATCTCAGGTATAACCTCGGTAGTTCTATTTTCGGGTACAAGTTGATATTCTGGGTCCCCATCACGAGGCCCAGTACCGTAGTAGCATCTCATTAGTTTATCGAAAAATGCTAAGGGTACAACTACGCAGTTCTTTTGTTCATACTCTTGTGGTGTTGTCGGTATCATCCGTAATGTTCCTATCTAAAATATCTTGTATTTCACCAGCCCCCACTCTACTCCAATCGATGCCATGAGCAATGGGAGTACCCAAATCTTTATCTATAACTTCCCCGTCCCTGAGCCTTTCAAGTGCGTTTTTGTGCTCTAGTTGTAGTTTTCTTACCTGAGAAAGTCTACCCTTAATAACAAATTGGCTCATGCATACACAATCCAACTCGTCATCGTGCTGTAATCCACCATCTTTAGCATCCGGATTGAACTGCTCTATCTGGTCTTTTAACCTTCTAGAGGGAGCATCTGATTTCCACAAAGGTAATTTTATCTTGTCAAATTCGAATCTAAGTGATAGAGATGCAATCTTAGTGGTCTTCTCTATCATGCCGGGGTTCAACTTCTTAACGGCTGGTAGGTGACTTACCCCCATCATCTCTTTAGCACGAGTCCTAACCAAAGAATCCAGTGTGTTGTAGATTCCTAATCCCTGCTTAATCGCTTCCACATGTATAGTGGGGGTTCTCCAATGATCCCCCAACCTCATAACTTCTTTCAATAAGAGATCTTCTCGACATTGAGCACTCCACACATCCAACACGAAGAGTTCATTTTCTGAGTTTATGCACATAACGCATGCAACTTTAAAGTCGGAGTCTGCGGTTGCTGTGAATGAAGTATCTACTGTTAAGAATAAACGGTTCATCTTTAAGAAGTTACACATGGGCTTCTTAACTATTTCTTCACCGGAGTAATAACAAATTAAAGTGTTGCTTACGTAAGGGTCGATATCTAGAGCGGGATCTACTTGCTCGTACCACCAACCGTGACGTTCCTTAGTGAGGTGGGGGAAGTATGTACCTTCCCCCTCACCGGGTCTTGCCATATATTCAGCCAAGAAGTTGGGAGTACCGATGATCTCACGTATTTCTTCTAAGGAAACTCTGTCCTTAAGCCTAGGATCTTCTTCTTTAATCTTACGGGTGGATGGCCACATGTCGGGCCAACACGAAATAACGGTTCCGTCTTCTTCTTCGTATGCAGCTCTTACAATCATCCTCGACCAAAGATTGAATCGGGGGTCTGCCGCAATTTGTTCACCTGCTTTGTTCTGTTGGGTTTGAAGAGCATGCCAAGCATAGTGACGACGAGATACGAAAGTAGCCAACCAATCCACACCACAACCTGCACGCATAACCATAGGTAGAACCACTTTGAAAAGAAGATCATCCATATACTGTCGGATGAGTGACATTGATGTCGATGCTTTTGGGTCATACTCTGGGTCATCCAATACGTAGCGTCTAGGTCGTCCACCACGTTGTCTTGATTCTGCGGAGATAGCCCTTAACCAAGAACCGTTTCTTAGTTGCATCATTTCTGTTCCAAAAGGTGCTTCACCTCTTTTAGGAACAAGACGATTATCCGGGAACTCCGGATTCCAATCATCATGCAATCGTTGGTTATGTTGGAACTGATCTTTAAGTGCTTGACCCGTACCTCTTGCATTATCATTCGTAGATGTTGCATAAAGAATCGTATACATGGGACGAGTCAACATTCTTAATAAACAAGCCTTCCTTACAAGATAAGACTTAGCAGAACCTCGTGGTGCGATACAAATATTACGGGGTGAGGATGCCCACTGTTTTAAAATGTCATAATGGAAAGTAGGAGTCTCTAAAGGATCATCATCATAGAAGAGAGGATTAAAATCTACAGTCTCGTCCGCATGAAGATAATAAAGATCGAAAAACCTTAGACTCGCAGCGAACGCCTCAGCTAACTGAGTGGGGGTTTTATCTTTTGCGGTCCACAAACGACAAGCGTTTACTCTGGCTTTACGTTGTCCTTCCGGAGATAGTTCCGGGTAATCAACGGGTAAGGGGTAAAAGGGGTTATCTGTTTGAGGCACCCACAACGTCATTACGTGTTACGCTCTGTTGCTACCGCAGTAAATGTTAGGGTGAATGCTATTCTTCCTAATGCAGCCGCTAACATTTGAGGGTCTGCTCCACAAGAAGAATTAGTTCTTAATTCTTTAAGGATAGGATAAAACTGATCCCTTAAGTTTCGGTCGCTGTCGAAAAGGTTATTGAATGTTATCTTGTAAAGATTCTCGAACCCCCCACTCCATTCTTCCACATCGTAGACTCCGAGGTCACGGATGGCGGTTGCACCGAATTGTAGGAACTCCATCACAGGTAAGGTTTGAAGTAGGGAGACTGCTTGTTTGGACAAATTGTCTAACTTAGGCGTTGTCTTTTTCGTTACTTTTTTTGCTGTTTTCTTTGGGGCAGATGATTTCGTGCTTTTGCTCAATTTCTTTTTGGTTGCTGATTTCGCCATTTTGATTCCTCAGGTTGGTTAGGAGTGTTGACGAAGACATAGTACGACTAGTGTTCTCGTCAATCATTTCTGTTTGTTGGATAGTAGCAAACATGCCGTTGTTGTTGGTGATTTCTTTCATAACAGAACGGAATTGTTTTAATGCCGCGAGACTTACCTTTGGGTCTGGGTCTCGTGAATGTTGAATGATGGTGCTCATTTCCTCCATTAGATCAAAGTTGGATGCTTGAAGGGCTGACGCTGCACCATCTAATCCGTAGAAGGATGTTATAACATCTTCAGGAGTCGTCTTTTGGATCGTCCCCTGTGTCGGGTTCTTCATTAAGTTCTTCTTGTCCATATAAATCTAGTATACTCCCTGGACGCTTGGTTATGTCACCAAACACCCTAATTGATTTCTTAGTATAGGTGTTTTGGTATTCTTCGGGTAGTTCTGCCAAACCCGCTCTTGCCATTCTATATGCAGCTTTTTGTGCTGCCTTCTTAACATCTGTTGTCATATTAAGACCCCCCATAGTTTTACACGCTAGAAGTTCGCACAGTAGAGGTTCTAAATTCTTTGCTACATATTGAGGATCGAGTTTAGAGGGCTTCTGTTTTCCTGTCGCTATCGATTGGCATCCTGACACGAAGAAGTCTGGTTCCCCCACTCTAGTGATGGCTTTAAGTGCGAGTTGGAAAGAATTCATTTCAACGTAAGTTGTTTTGCCCATTTCAATTAGAGGCACACCCAACGCACGACAGAAAGATCGGAACGCTTTCTTTGTGATGTTGGTTCCAAACTCTTTGATGTACCAATCTTCCGATAGAAGTTTAATACCCGTACCGAACCCTATGTAGAACTGTTCACTCATATTATCGTGCCATTGGTGGTGCGTATCCTCCACCCGGTGTAGGAGGTCTAAAATTAATAAGGCCATCTACAAAGTCGTTAAGTGATTCTTTGGCAGGAGCACCAATTGCTCCTGCTATTGTTCCTAAATCTTCAGGGACCCCTCTCCACTGATCCGCTAGACCGCCCCAACTTCCACCTCGAGCAGAACCGGGAATATCAGGAATCATATCTGAGAAGATAGAAGGATGAGTAGCACCTTCTAATTGTTCAGGTAGTCCAAATGTAGGCACCCCCCAACCCATTGGAGTTCGGAACCGATTCGCTAACTTAACGGCTCCACCTATAGTTGGGTTGTACCAGTTTGCACCAAGTCCTGTATTAAATTCTAGACCTCCACCTTGAGCGGGTCTTGCGACATCTCCGAGTGATACAAGAAAGTCTCCTATTCCAGCAATAGTTCCCGGCACAGCCGATGCTGCGTCATATGAGGTAGCACCGGGAGAACCGATTGCTTCATCAAGTGCTGCGTCCCTAGGATCTATAAGGTGTTCTTGTACGGTATCAATGGTTTGGTTTATCATCTCAGGAGCCATCGCTAGCGTAAAACCTCTACCCATAGTAGGTCTCACGCCACCTTTTGTAAGTGCTTGTAGGTTTGCTTTGGGATTTAAAAATTGTCCTTGACCTAAACCAAACGCACTTGGATTTACCATTCCTCGTCTAGCACCGGGGGCGGCGGCGGCGCGGGGGAAGCCTGGTCTTGTACCGGATGGTTTCTTTGGTTCTGGTTCCATGCGAATTTGTTCACCTACAGATTTCCTTTCTAGTTCCAGACCTATCTCCCTGAGTTCCGCTTGGGTAAAGGGTTGTCCGGTTCTAGGGTTAAGAGTGTTAGCCATATGATGTGCAGCGGCCGCAGTCCAACCTTGTTTCTTGGCTATCTTGTTAAGTTCATTCTCCATTGCTTTATCTATTGTCTTGGGGTTAACCTGATGCCATTGTTGGGTTCTAGCCGCTCTACGTTCAGCAATCTCTGCTTCAGTTAAGGTTTTTCCTCCCCGTTTAGCTTGCTCCACCGACTCGTTTACATATGCATCAATTTGGTTTTTAATCCAAGCATCTTTCGGGTTCATTGATTTATCATAAATAGGTTTGGGTGCAACTTCGGGACCCATATCAAATAATTCACCTTGACCCCCAGACGACCTGAAACGTGGTTCACCTTGCACTCTAATAGGTTCTCCCCCCGCAGGTTCAACTTTTGGTGCTTTAGATTCTACAGGTTTAACTTTTTCAATAGGTGCTTCCGCTTCAACTGCCGCTTTTGCTTCTGCTGTCGCTGCTGCTTCCGGTGTCATTTCTATAATAGTTGTAGGGAAGAGTCCCTTTTGTCTAATATTGGATATTGCCGCATCACTATTTACTGCTCGAATTTGACCCTTAGTTTTTTTACCTTCACTATCAATTGCTTCATAATCATAAGATTTCAATCCGTCTTCGGCTGTCGCTTTTGCGGCTTTTGCTTCTGCTCTTTTACTTGCTCCGGGAATTACCTTACCTACCCCCTTAACTACTGACCCCCCTATTTTTGTTGCTTTTTTCCAATTATCTTTAATGGGACCCTCACTTTGTGAAGCCTTCCAGTTTCTTGCTAATTCTATAGCTTCTCCACGGGTTATGGGTTTTCCTTCTGGATTCGTAAATTCCCATGTAGGTCTTCTTTTCTTTTTGCCAGTGTCCAGTAAAGGTACTGCTTCTGGGATGTATCTTCTTGGATTGACGCGGGATCGGGTAGTTACGTCTGTGGAGGGTTTTGACATTTGAAAAGGAGCATCGGGCATTCCCGCTACTTCTTTTAGTTGTGCGTTTAGGGTGTTTCTATTATAAGTTCTTACTCCTTCTGTTGCGAGTGCAGCAGAACCACCTAGGAAACCCAGCATTTTTAATGTGTTCCAGTAATCGGTACCCGTCATTGGTTGTTCGAGTCTTGACCAACGTGGAATATTAGAGGTGACTACATCTTCTATTGGTTTTCCTGCGCCTATAGCAATTCTACTACTTGTGTAATCACCCAAAGAAGACCGCCCACCTATACCTTGGAACCCTAAGGGGAGTCGTCGTGTCATGTTTCGGAGTTGAGACATTTGGTAGGTGTTCTTTGCCGAAGCAACCATCTCGTCCATGCGAGCATCATTACTTAGTTGATTAAGTGATCTTTGTTGGTTTGAAACCTGCGGGCGAGGCAAAATTGTGGTAGGATTGTTTTGTCGAGCATCGTCAACGAAACCGCTAATCGTACTCGTATCCCTTTCACTTCCATATATATCCTGAAGTTCATTCTTCTTTTTTCTACGTGCCATAATATAAGGATACAACAATGACGGTTGGAACACAAGACAGACCACTCACTTCTGCAGAACCTATGAAGGTTGCAGATGCACTTATAAGGGGAATCTTTCGGACCCCAAGTGGGAAGGGTGGGTTGTGGGCATTTAGGGGAGACTTCTATCAATGGTATGGGGATAGGTGGGAGAGACGAGAACAAGAGTGGGTCGAAGATTTATGTTGGAAAGAGTTGGAGGATGCCTACTACGAAGAAATAATGGCAGACGGAACCGTAAGAGTCCGTAGAATTGCACCCAATAGACAGAAGATAGATAACATTGTTAGGGGGTTAGCAGCGAGAGTGAGAATCCCCCACTCTAATATACCTGTATGGTTGGATGATCCGGGTCGGGATGCGGGTAGTGTTATAGCGTTTCAGGATCAGTTGGTGGATGCGAAGACGGGTGAGGTTGTGGAGAGGACTGAAGATTGGTTTGATCCGGTGATATTGCCTGTGAACTATAATCCGGGTGCCGAGTGTCCTAGGTGGATGAGGTGCTTGGAAGAGTGGGGGAATAATGATCCGGAGTGGAGCATGTTGCTGATGAGATGGATGGGGTACTGTCTCATGAACCACAGGAGACACGCTAGGTGGTTATTGATGTACGGGAAGGTTAGGAGCGGGAAGGGGACGATAGGCAAGGTGTTGCAGAAGTTGTTGGGGCAAGATGGGTTTATGAATACGAGTCTTGATGATCTGAGTGGAGACTTCGGGTTGGATGGGTTAGAGCATTCTAGGGTGCTATGTGTTAGTGAGGTGAGTGAGTTAGACGGGAGGGAGGGAGAGAGAGCCACTAGGGTATTGAAGAATATTATTGGTCAAGATCCGATTACCGTGAATGTGAAATATAAGAGGCAGATGAGGAATGTTGTGGTTAATGCTGCACCTATTGTTCAAGCGAATGAGATTCCCCAGTTGCCTAATAAGGGTAGAGGGTTGTCTTCCAAGATGCTGGTGCTTCCTTTTGATGTAAGTTTTGAGGGGAAAGAAGATCCTTATTTGATTGACAAGTTATCGGGTGAGTTGGAGGGTATTGCATCGTGGGCGGTGGAGGGTGCTATTGATTTAGAGAGTGGGTTGGGGGGTAGATTCCCGTTACCTAGTAGGGCGAGTGATACGATACAGATGTACCATCTTCAGAATAACCCGTTTGATTATTTCTTAGAGGAGAGGTTCTTCAGGAGTGAGGGCGGGTTCGTTGCTACGGACTTGTTGTGGATGCAATGGAAAGATTGGTTGAAATCGAATTCGATAAAGAACCTTCATGTAGCAAGGAATCAGTTGTCGATAAAGATAGAGATGCAAAGTAGTTGGTCGGTTCATAGACATCGACCACATGGGGGCAAGAGAGGCTTGAAGGGTTTGAGCCTTAGAAAAAGTTTTGATGACTTGTGCTAGACACAGAAAGGAACAATAATGGAAGAATACATTATGAGTAAAGAGGCTATTGAAGGTGCATGTATATGTATATTGAATAGGATTATTATGAACAAAGATGTTGGATCACCCAAGAATGCTGACCCAGAAGATCTATGGGCTCATTTAAAGATAAAATACAAAGATGGGGATGAGATTATCGATGAGGATAGTCTTATTTGGGACGTGTGGAGGGTAGGGAACGGGTATGTGCTTTATTGTTCGGAAACAAAAGAGACTATTGAGGTGCCGAGACCCGAGAGATTGGGTGGAGAGTGAACCGGATGGCGTACCAGTTGCGTACCGGATGGAAAGTGCGTTTTTAGAGTGGAAATAAGGTTTGATCCGGGTGTACCGCATGTACCGGGTGTGTCTGTACTCTTTTACTAATCTATATATGGTCACGCAATGGTTACAAAATACCTGGTACACCCGGTACAAACCGAAAAATCGAGCTTGTAGGGGCCTAGAGTGGGGCTTTTTGAACCAGCTCATGCGGTACATACCCGGATCGGAAGTGGATCGCCCCTATTTTTAGCCTAAAAAGGGACATGAAAAAAATGAGATTTTGAAGATTCGAAGGGTTGTGTTAATTTGGGGGGTTTACGGTTGGGTGAGGTGAGGAAAATTGTATATAGGGTGAGGAATTCCTAGACAGGATCGGTGTTTCGTAATGACCACAGGCAAACACCTAGGGGGCTTCGGGGGTACCCAAGTTTACGTCGGGAAGGGGACACGGAAGGAACGCTACGCTGTGGACTCACGTATTTCGTCACTGAAGTGACGAGGAACGGGAACTCGGGAACCACAAACCACAACTAACTACACACGGAGTCAGACTATTACCTTGTTTTAAGAAGGACATTTCGCATCACCATACTTGCTCCTTCATCGGGGCAAGCCCTCTTCGGAGCGGTGATGCAACAGTCGGGTTCGGGTATATTTTTTGATTTTACAGTCCAAATCTGCTAGTAAGACCACAATCTACACGCTCTTGATTGAGAGTAGATGCGAACATTCACTAATTCGTTAGAGTGGCAAAGATTTAGACTTTTATTTACGCATGACATATGCATGCACCAAACTGACCTAAACACGTCAGTAGTTGAGTAACCAGTCTCATCAAACTGTTTTTAAGGGGTAGATACAACAAGGTGAAAAACAACACATTTTAAGTGATTACAGCACTCTTCGTATCTACCCTTTTTTTTATAATGATTTCGCACAACCATACAGGTCTCGACTGCGGGTAAGACCTTGTCTTCGACGGTTGTGCAACAGTTGTTATTGGGTGAATTTTTTGTTTTTTTATCATAATCTAATCTAAAGGAGTATTATTATGAATTATTATGATTTAATCGGGTTGTGTCCAGACAAAGAACTTGATAATTTGTCTCACCTAATAATTGAAGGTTTTATTTCAGACCTCAAAGATTTAAAGATTTCGGATGATAATCTTAAAATGCTTATAGAACACCTAGAAGACACGGTAAAAGCATTAAAAGGCTCAAATGCACTTTATCAAGGCGAGCAACGAATTCAGTATGTTCCTACGACACCTGAGATTCTACAGGTAAATTAAACTAAAAGGAGATTTATTATGCCAGTTATACAAATAAGTAGAAAGTTTTTCAAGAACGAGTACGGGATGTCCGTCATCACAGGCGGTTACGGATGGAATACACCCGATACACCCTTTGAAGTAGCAGTACTCAAAGGCACAGAAGACAATTGGGTAATCTGCTACGACACTCCCATCACAAATGATGTCATCGGATACTTATCATCTGATGAAGTAGACGCTCTTGAAGCAAAAATAAGAGAACTACCTTGGCATGGAACTTCTATGGGTAATCCTGCGGTAGGGTTTATGATTCATGAAATGAACGCTTCCGATATGAACGGTGGAAATTGATATTTCGCACGACCATACAGCACTTCAGGCTCGGGCGTAGCCGAGCCTTAGTGCGGTCGTGCAACAGTCGAGTTTTTATGTAATTTTTGTTGTCTTTAACACAAGGAGAAATGTACAATGACATACAATTATAGCGTCCAAACAGGACAAACAGTCACAATGAAAGGTGGCGAAAAAGGAGAATATGGTCTCCAAATTGATTTCGGATTTGATAAACTTACCATTCCATGGGAATCTGTACAAATATGGGATTTTGGCACTGGAGCAGATGCAATGAATCCATGCCAACTTTACAACGGTGAAATCCAATATGTACTAGCATATTCTGCAAAAGACATAAAAGGTGATAACATCCGAGCATTCGGAAGTAATGCACGCTTTATGTGGAACGTACCCAAAGAAGTATTCTACGATGTAGCAAAACTTCAAGGTAAAGAAGATAAGATTGCAACTTGGGAAAGCACAGCGAAACCATACGTTGCACCAACATCTGCACCTGCTAACACAACCGTAGCAGAAGCAGAAATCCCAGTTTAACCCCTAAACACACCTCGGCAAGTGTCTAAACTGCCCTTTGGGGAAGGTAAAACAAATAACTAGAATTTTATATTCTTAACAAATAAAGGCTGACGAGCCTGTGGGTGGCTGAATAATCACTTGGAAAGGTGATAAAGCACACATTAGTCTGTAGTAGACTGTCCAACGACCAAGTGGTAAAGGACATACTCCTAACCGAGTTTGATGTGATATTCTGGCGATAATACAAATAGTATTTCCCTCTGGAATTGCAGGTAAACTTTATCCTGCCCCACACCATATTTGACCTGAACAAGTCTCTAAACTATTCACTTTTGGCGTGTGAAATGAACGCTCGAAGACTCGCTATCATCTTTCACTCGCGGACTCGGACAACACCGAACTCACATCCAAACAAACGGGTAACACTCCGTAAACCAGAAATTGTTATCTACATCAATTCATAACGATCCAAACCCAACTACCCTCGAAAACACAAAGTCCAAATCAACCCCAAACCAAGTTCAAAGGAGAACAACAATGAAAAACTTTTTCGATAAAGCATGTAATATAGCATTCACATGTGAAGGACTAAAACTTTTACACCAAACCTTATCCGAACACTCTAATGAAATAATAAGGCAACAAGAGTGTGAAGAACATAATGAACCGGAAGGAACAACATTAGGAAGAGAAGTACTAAAGGCTCTAAGAGATTGTTCTAATGTTGATGATGATGAATTATTAAAGAAAATGCCAAATCTTATATTCACATTAATTACTGAAAGACAAATTAAAGAATCATTATACAATCTTCGAGATCTAATACTCGAAGATTTAAAAGATGAAATGGAACCTTTAGAATCAACATTCCATGAATTAACATCATCCCCAGACCAAGAATAAACAAAGGAGCAACAAAATGATTAAAGCAATCAAAGCGTTGTGGGCTACACTCAAAGATCCACATTTACTATCATCAAAACCTCATCATGACACACTAGTCACCATTGCAGTAAAGAAGTTCACCATAAAGAATGGGTATTTAAGAGAGTTCAACGGTGACACCCTACATTGTAAAACCTCTGTAGAAGACATGGATAAGGTAATACGAGAAATGCAAAAGTGGGATTCTTTTCTCACCAAAGACCTATATCCAAGTGGAGTGCAGCAATCAAGGATATCCTCTGTCATTCGTTACTTACAGTTTGTAAACCTTCTTCCTCCTAAAAGGAATAAAGATAGGACTATAACCGTAAGCAACAAGCCATTGAACACCCAACTCGAAGAAGATACTGGATGGACGTGTTCACAGTGTCAAATACGACACACATCAGATATGAAGATAGGACACAGAGAATGGGATTTCTTAAGTGAAGAAATACTACTCTGTGTACAGTGTTGTGATGACCTAAATTATCAAGGGGCATCAGAAGCAGAAAAAGATGCTCCCTTCTAAACTCGTAAGTGGGCAGTCATTTCTTCAGTAAAATAATATACAGTCAAATACCTAGATTTGGACTGTAATCACTAGGTACGTCTAAACCCCTATATACAAAGTAATATCGTTACTCACTGTATATAGGGGCGAAGACACTAAGAACAAAGGAGAATTAATTATGGAATACAATTTCCCAGAAAGTTTTGGAGATTATCTAAAAAGATCTTTAATATATTGGATTGACGATGCAGTGTATCCCGGTCATTTTGTAAAAGCAGTTCTTACAAATGACTTATTTGAAGCAATTGCTCGTGCAGATGGTGAGAATGCTAGGATACTCCCAGATATCGTGAGGTGGGTTTATTCAAACGCACCCCGAAATTGTTGGGGTAGTAATGAAGAAATGAAGACTTGGAAATCTTCTGGTGGATTGAGAGGAATCAAAAATGCTGAAGCCACAGAAGCCACAGAAACCACAGAAACCAAACACATATGAAAACAATTCAATCGAGAATATCGTTTCGATACCCGCCCGCTCTCGCGAGGGCGGGTATCTTCACTTTAAACAAGAAACAAAGGAAACAATCATGTCAACAGAAATATCAGGAAGCGTATCAATAACTAGCAATGGTGACATTTTTATCCATTCATCTATAGAAAATTATGACCTCTTATTTAAATTAGATGCAATGAAAACACGCTACAAAATCAACCTCGTAGCAATAAACTCCGGTGATGAGAAATTAGTAAAGCCAGATATCAAAGGGTTAACCATTAAAAATCTTAAAGCGGCAAAAAAGAAAATACCAAATTGGTTAACAAAGAAGGTCAAACTTAACTTGCAAGAAGACACCTTACATTCAATCAAACTTGCCATCGAATGTTCTTGGAAAACACCCAAAGCATCATTCGAATCACTAAGCCAACTAGTAAACGAAGCAAACGAAGCAGTAACCACTTAAAGGAAAAGGAGGCTCAAGGATGAGCAAAACAGGAAAATGGAGTTGTGTATCACAATCAGATAGTAATCAATTTGGAAATTGTCCTTTACAATGGGACAATGAATTTCATTGGGAACACGATCAAAACCCACAAGCATTTCGAAGGAAAGACCACTGGGAATGGGTAGGAGCAGGACATATACCCAATGAAAAAGAAATAGAATCATTCTATCGTGATTTAGATACAGACACAGTGGATGATTTCTATGTAACAAAAGAAATAATACTTGGTGCTGTAATAGGAAAGAGTGCTCCTAATCATTCAGAATGGAGCATAGTAGTAAGAACAGTGATACGTTGGGAAGAAAGAAGAATGCGAAAGAACATAATAGTACGAAATGTAAGAGCACCAAAACATCAAAACCATAAACCTTCAGATATCGAAAGATGGGAACAAACACATGATCGAAATATCAGAAACAACCGAAATAATGCTCGAAGAAGTAGAAACACTAATAGAAGAAGGACTCACTAAACAACAAGTATGGGAGCAACTACAGTCCTCTAATCTAACCGACACCGAACTCGACCAACTCGTTTCACTACTAGAAGACAAAGGAAACAAACAACTAGCAGAAGAAATAGCCCTAGGAATCCACACACCCACTCTACAAGGTGACATATTACGTAATGCACCTTGGTATAATAACGACTACTGCAATAACGCAGATCATCAACAACTAAGGAGGAACAAATGACAGATAAAGAAATTAAATGTCCACACTGTGAAGATACTGGTAGAGAGCCTAACTATCCTAATGAACCTTGTCACAGGTGTAGACCTGTACCAAGACATTTAGATGGGTTCCCAATGGGTGAAGTTAGTAATGAATATGCTAGTGAATGGTTGAGCGAATTTGATGATAGATGAAAGGATTAAACTATGACAAAGGAACAAAAATATCAATTGTGTAAATTGATAAAAAACTTACAAGGTAACCTTATAAAGTTACATGCAAACGGAACAACCGGAACTATTATGGATGAGTCTTTAGATATACTCAACCAATTAGTAGGTTGGCTCGTAATCTCAGGCATCGAGAAAGAATACAATGAAAAACTCGATGAACAAGCAGCAATATCAGAACACGAAAATTGGAGACAGAACTCATGAAACGTCACAACTGTAATGAATACGTAGAGTATGAAGACCTCGCAACCATACCTCTACCACCAGCAAGAGATAGATTCGTGCCTATGGCACATCAAGACCTATTCGATAGAACAGTAAAGAACCTATCAACACTAAACTACGAACCCGTAAAACCTAGGTTCTTACTTGACCACACAAAACAAAAGTTTATAGCCACATTTGGTATTAAACAAAGTGCAAAGGCATTTAGTAGTGGATCTGTAGATCAATTTGCAAACAATGACTATCAATTTGAAGTAGGTCTAATAAATAGTAATGATGGCAGCATGGCAGCCAAACTATTCACAGGTACCCGTGTATTCGTGTGTGCCAACGGTCAATGGTCGGGTGAAGTAGTTCTCTCCCGTAAACACACTCGTAACGCAGGTTACGACATCAACCGCGGACTCCGAGACTTCGTATTCGAACTCGAAGACACTCGCAAAGAAACCTTTGCAAACTTTGATAGACTTAAAGAATATGACTTTGGTAGTAAATCAGAAGTTCATGATTTTATAGTTGAAACTTGCAATCGAAATATCCTTCCTTGGCAACACGCACCTAAAGTACTTGAACACTGGAATAATCCAGAACATGACGAATTTAAAGACCGCAATGGATATTGTTTATTCAACGCATATACATCACATTGGAGAGATGCTAATCAATTCTCTCTATCAGACAAAACAAAAAGATTAAGGAGTTACATCGATGAGTTCAAACAACCACAATACGTTGGATCAGCTGAACAAAGATTTGAAGAATCACCAAGATCAAATGGAATATCACCGTGGTGAAATCAAATTATTAGAAGAAGAAAAATTAGAACTTTTAAAGTCTGATCCATTTGCTTCAGCAGAAGCCGCAGCACTACTAATAGGGACACACCCTAAATATTCACCTGATACAACAGGTCTTGCTTCTGCAATTTTAAGGGCAACACACCCTAATAATTATTAAGAACCAGTTTCCTCCTTTGACTCTGGTTTAGGAAGACTTCCTTACTTGTGGGAGTGAAGTCTATAATCTAAAGTCCCACTAACGATCAGGCTCGTCCTCTGGATGGGTTTGGTCTTTTTTTAGGGGAAACATAGCATTTAATTTCTTCCTACGTTCTTCACATTTAGAACAAGTAGGGATTTTCACAGCCTTAGTGAGCCTTTGGATTATATCCCCAAGACCCTCAATTGGTTGTTTGTCACTCTTCACAAGGAGACTCCTTTATCTATAATAAAATAATGGAACACGAATATAATAGTCACGATAGTTACGACATAGATATTAGTAATATTAGAGATTCAGATCGTATCTGTTGGCAGTATACCACAGAACCCCCACTCAATGAGGAAGAAAGATGGTTTGAAGCTACACAAAATATGTATTGTAAATTATCTCCTATAACTGAAGCACTTGCCACATCAAGTGACTATGTACACTTAGAAAAACTTAAACCCTCAAATATACTCGAGTGGTACTACCGACTACACTCCCTATTCGATGCAGAAATCGGATTCTTATACACAGATACACCTGAAGGCGAAGTACCAATAAAAATAACTCTAACAGACCTTAAAGATCATTTAGGTCTCCGAGTAGATACTAACAATTGGGACACAAACAAATTTGATAGAAGTATAAGAAACATTCGTATGCAAAATCACATACGAGAATTACTATAACCCAATAACAGGAGGAACAATGCAAAACGAAAAAGAACTAACCTATGAAGAGTGGGAGGAGACTTATAAGCCTCTAAAACATGATGATGATGAGATTATGAAGTTTGATAGGCTAGAAGATATCTTCAAATTTCTAGGTAAGAATCCCCCACCAACAGATCAAGATACATGGGATGATGTACAGAGAAAGATTTGGACTGAAACTGCTGGTGACGGCTGGTACTACATAAGTACAGGCTTCCACATAGTAGACCGTATGCACCACTTCATATGTGAAGTACCTTGGAAAGAGGAGAACGAAGCCGCAGTCTACGAAGACCTAGGTACATGGTGCGATGATTGCGATGACTACACTAAAAAATGTAAACATAAGGAAACAGAATAATGGGAACACCAACGCCAACACCAATAGAATTTCTAAACTCTATGCGAGGTAGATATATTGTGGCACAAGCACTACATTACGGTATAAAGTCATTAGAATCTGTCGAAGGAGTAATGCAGGAAAAATCAAACATATCTGATATGAAATTCTTGCAAGAAGAACTATTCAATTTCCCCAAGGAGGTATTTGAAAATGGGAACACCAATAACATGCAAAGTTGATTATGGAAAACCAGCCGAAGGAGAACCCAACATAACAGGTTCTCTTGAAGTAGTATGGAACCACAGAACCGGAGAACCTACAGATGTAGCAGGATTCGAAATATTTGTAGAACATAATGGAGATACCATATGCTTTCAATCAGCGGAACAACACACTGGAAGCAGCGAAATAGTAGAAATACTAGAAGAAATATTAGGGGAATCTCTAGTAAATGCAGCAAGGAATCATTGTGATCATGAACCACCAACAGACGGAACTTTTCAAGAACAAAAAGACTACGACGAATGCCTCAACGATTTCTATCCCCCTATGCCCAAAGGATAAACCTAATTGCACCCGTTGCGAACTTCATGAGCAAGCAACAAGTGTGGGCATAAAAACTCATCTTTATTCTTCTGCTTTTGAAGGATATGTAATCTTAATCATAGGACAAAACCCCGGATTTCATGAAGATAGAACTAACAAACCCTTTGTAGGTAGAAGTGGAGACATCTTAAAGAAATCATTCATAGGAGGTATAGGACTTGAACAAAGAACAACAATCTACCTTGGTAACGGAGTGAAGTGCCACACAACAAACAACCAAGCACCAAAACCCCGACACTACTTAGAATGTAATCAACACTTAATCGAAGATCTACAAATCATCCAACCCGACATTGTTCTAACGCTCGGAGCACCAGCAACAACCTCTTTCTATAAAAACATACTCGGAATCGTAAAAGTCTCACTTACTAAATCTTTCACGATGAATGGAAATCTCTA